TGTTCAATCCTCTACGGGGGGTCGGCAATAAGCTGATTTGTCTAAGACTACTAAACCTGCTTGATTTGCTGATTTTACTAATGCTACTAATCTTGCTGATATAGAAATTCTTCTTTTATTGCTTTCGGCTGTATTTTGCGACTTTCGATAAATGCTCGTTGAATGCCTCTCTCGCTTTCAGACATTCGCTGTATGCCACTTTCTTTGTCGAATTGATACTTTGTATTGTTTTGCTTCAAAGTTGCTATATCAGCCTTAAAAGTAGATTAAAACTAATTGTTAAAATATGTTTAATAAATATGGTCGTATTGCTGATTATGTTTATACTTGCAGAAACAAAAATGATATGAATAATATAACTGATAAAATTAGAGCTTATAAGCGAGATGATTATAAGACTGAATTTAAGTCTGGTTCTCGTAAAGACAAAAAGTCTACTAATCATAAAAGTAAAATGAAATTAGGCGGTGCTGGAATTGATTGTTTAACTAAATAATAGTAATCATGTTAGTACTTAACAGCAAATTAAAAACTTATTCTGTAAAACTTCCTACTGATATTAGTGAAGTTGATAATGATTATTTTGATAATCTTTTAAAAGATATTAAACTTGCTCCTAATTATTCTATTGTTGCTATTTGTTATGTCGATAGATTGTTTAGTGTTGTTTCTGATTTTAAAAATAATGCTGGTTCTAAACAAGCTAATGTTATTCCTCTTATTGCTAAATTAAATGATACAGAAAACAATCTTACTTTTAAACAAGGAGATGTTGTTATTTGTAATCCTACTGAACTTGAAATGGGAACACATTTATCTTTGAAACAAAATGCTATTAGTTTAGCTAATGTCGCTAATTATGTTATTCAAGATAAAGAACTTTATAATGATGTTATTAGTGGCAGATTTTTTAATGATGGTAAATCTTTAGGTGCTGCCGAAGCTAAAACTACTGCTCCTGATGTTATATTTGTAGAGTTTAAGATTGTTCCTAATTGTGCTATTAAAGGTTCTTATTCTCCTAAAGAGAATATTTATTGTACTATGAAAAAACATCATAAAAGTGATTTGAATTAATAATATATTTTTTGTAATTACATAAGTTCGTTATACCGCTGATAGTGTTCATCGTAATTCTATTAGCGGTATTTTTGTTTTTGTTTAAAATTTAACAAATGGATTCAAAAGAAGAAAAATTAGACAATGTTCTTAAAGGTATTGATTTTGGCGCTGATTATGTTTTAGTTTATAAGGATTTGGATAATGTTCTTGACGATATTGATTTTGCTAATGATACTGAAAGACTATTAACTCAATCAATAATTCGTAGTCTCGAAAAAGAAGCAAGCAAACAATTTGTTAAAGAACTTGTTGTTGATATTCCTTATGTTGGTACTGCACAACGAAATCTTCTTCGTAAGAAAGTTGTTGAAAGTTATCAAGAACTTAAAGAAGCTCGTAATACTCTTCCTATTGAAGAATATAAGAAGTTTAGAGACGAACTTATTATTCAGAAAAAAGCCGAAGTTAATGCTATTGAAGTTGAACGTCGTCTGAAGAAAGCTGATAGAAATCGCAATTATAAACTTTGGGTCGAGCTTTCTCGTAAGTATGGAATTGCTTATGCTAATTGTTATTTGCAATTTCATAAACAACTTAAAATTGTTGAGTTTGACGAAGAACTTAATAATGCTTATATAGATGCGTGGTCGTAGAATTGATAGTCTTTTGACTATAAATAAAACTGGAATGCCGGAAGCGCCTAATCTTACTCAATTACTTGATAAAGATGTTAAGCTTCTTTATCTTCGCGATAAAAGTAAGAATAAGGAAATGTATATTAAAGAAGTTGGAGTTATATATTATTTAGGCGACCCTAAAGGTCCTTGTCTTAGTGCTGGTCTTAGCCGTAGTGAAGCTCTTCAAAAAGCTCGTGAAAATTTTGATTTACCTACTACTTATACTCCCGACTTACTTGTTGAAAAATTAATCAAACGTTATCACGATAATCAAACTGGTATTGCCGGTCAAGCTGTTGAAGCTCTTCAAAAAGCTATTCATAATATTACTATTTCTACTAATATTATTAATGAGCAATTAAATGATAAACTTCAATCCGGTTTATCTGCCGAAGATGCTGGAGTTTTTATTGATTATATGGATAAGATTAATAAACGTATTACTGATTTGCCTGCTCTTATTGATTCTTTGAAAAAAGCGGAAGAAGAAGCTGCTTATGAAGAAGAAACTCGAACTGCTCGTGGTGGTATGAAAGTTACAAGTAGTATGATTGAAGAAGATTTTTAAAATTATATTATGAATATAGAAAATAGATATAGTCAAGTTCGTCTTATATTTGAAGAAGCCGCTCATAAATATCATGATACTCTTGGTAACGAATATGTTTCTACTACTACTCTTTTACACGAGTTAGCTCCTAAATTTGATAAGAAATATTGGTTACACAAGAAAGCTGTTCAACTTGGTATTACTGAAAAAGAATTAGAGGAGCAATGGAATACTATTACTAAAGAAGCTTGCGAACGCGGTACTAATGTTCATAATGGTCTTGAAGATGGTATTAAAGGCAGTAGTAAATTTAAGCAAGCTATTCAATATCTTAATACCGATGAAGATGGCGGCGAAATGATTACCGTTGCTGATTTAAATACTATTAATGCTAATTATAAGCTTCTTGATATTAAACAATTTAAAGAAGCTACTGATAATAAATACGATAATCTTTATGAAGTTTTTGAAAAATATACTAATCATGGTTATAAGATTTATGCTGAGATTGGAATGTTCTTAATAGATTATCTTATTAGTGGAACTATTGACGTTCTTCTTGTTAATGAATGGGAAAATAAGGCTGTTATTGGCGATTGGAAGACAAATCGCTCCGGGCTTCATTTCACTGCTGGTTATTATCGTAAAGATAAGAAACAACATCCTGCTCAACTTACAAGCGATTTGGTTGAAAAGAAAGAATTTCTTCTTCCTCCTGTTCAACATCTTCCTCATTGTAATGGAAGCATTTATAATCTTCAACTTTCTATGTATGGTAAAGCTGTTAATCTAATTACAGGTCTTAAAATAATGGGATGTTGGCTTGCTCATATTGATTGTGATTTTGAACTTAATGAATATGGTATGCCAAAACGTTTTGAAGATGGTCTTTATCATATTAAAGAAAATCCAGTCGAAAAGATTACTTTTTATAATCTTCCTTATAGAGAACAAGAAATAGATGCTATTCTTGCTGATAGAAAATTAAAACTTAAAGCTCAAGATGTTAAACGTAATTTTACTTTAGGATTATGAAAAATATAATTATTGGATGTATAGCTGGTATTATTGTTGGAAGCATTTTTGGTTTTGTTGTTTGTGATAATAATGTTGAAGCTGAACGTATTTATATCCCTTACGGGGGGTCAGATACAGCTTGTGTTTCTGAATTGGCTACCACAAAAGAATTACTTCTTCGTACACAAGATAGTTTAAATTCTTATAAAGCTGATACTACTATTAGCGCTGAATTATTTGTTACTAAATATAAACTTGAACGTATTAGATATTATAATAATATTGCTGCTAAAGGTAATAATATTAAATATCTTAGAGGTTGGATTAATCGCGTTCTTAATGAATAAAATACTATGATTGAATTACGCAATAACGGACATATAAGAGTAGTTGTAGAAGAGTATATTGATTATCTTGAAGATGATAATTATCGTTATAAAGTTGTTAGACTTCAAGTTCGTACTTCTTTTCTTGGTTTTAAATATTGGACTAATGTTTATACTTATTCTACTGATGATTTAAGTGACGATTATATTGAACGCGAAGTTATTGATATTTATAATAAAATTGTTTACCCTAATAAATACTTTATAACTAATGCCAACAATACTTAATGTACCTGCTGTTAGAGTAGCAAAGATAAGCATTTATAACGAAAACGATAAAGTTATTTATAGAAGTGTTTGGGAAGCTGCTACTTCTAATAATATAAAGAAACAAGCTATTAGTCGTTGTTGTAAAAATAATGCTAAAGCTGGTAAACTTCGTTATAGATTACAAGATTATTATTTTGTTTATGTCGATAAATAAATTATAAATTATGGCTGTATTTAATTTAGCTTATAAAAAACTTGAAGTTGCTGAGGGTGGTTATGTTAATGACCCTGATGATAAAGGCGGTGAGACTTATAAAGGTATTTCTCGTAAAGCTAATCCTAATTGGGCTGGCTGGATAAGTATTGACAAAATTAAAAAAGCTAATCCTACTACATTTAAAAGTATTCTTAAAAGAACTCCAGAATTAGAAAAGAAAGTTCAAGACTTATATAAAGATAAATATTGGGATTGTTTTGAACTTGATGATGTTCCTAATCAAATGGTTGCTGAACAGATGTTTGATACTGCTGTTAATTGCGGACAAGTTGCTGCTATTAAATTTGCTCAAAGAGTTCTTGATTTAAGAGAAACTGGAGTTTGGTCTTTAGATTTGCTTAATAAACTTGTTACTATTAATAGTTAATTAAAATAACAGAATCATGAAGAAGTTACTAATAGTCGTATTAATTATAGCGTTAATTAATTTATTTATAACAATAATAATTTTAAATAAGTCGGAGTATAGAAGAAATACGAATCTAACAAATGTGTTCCCCGATACAACTGTTACTAATGTTCGGATTGATTCTGTTACTTATGACATAAAACTAATTGATAGTACAATTATTAAATATAATAATTATGAAAAAGACATCGAAAATAAAGTTCTTAGTCTTGATGATAGCGCTACTGTTGTCTTGTTCTATGAACTTATTCGCAGTTCCTCTACGGGGGGTCGGAGATAGTATTAAAGTTGCTATTGATGATTTAAGAACGGCTAATGTTCTTATTACTAAATCTTATACTAAAGATACAATTATCCAACTTAAAGACAGTCTTATTGAAAAACAAAATATAAAAATTAATTATTTAACTAATAGTTATGAAGAAATGAAGCGTTATGCTTCTGCTTCTGAACTTGCAAGAAACAGATTAGAAAATAATTTTAATAAGTCTAAGAAAAAGACTAAGGTTATTACTGGTGTAGCTGGTGCTTTTGCATCGGCTTTTCTTGTATTATTACTTGTCAAATGAAATAATAGTTATGGAAGAAAGGTATCCTTTTGCCGAATTTCTTATTGAAGATAAAACTCGTTATCCTCTTGCTTCTGAAAAGGGATATTATGACCCTTATAATCATTTTAGAATTGGTGATAGTGGCGGCTTTATAATGAACATTCGTCCTGGTAAATTTATTAATACTAATTTATTTACTGAGATGGCTGATTATTTTGAAGCTAATAATAATAAATATACTAATTTTAAAGAAGATAGTTTGCCTTATCGTCAACTTCGTAAACGTGAAACTATGCGTAGACGAGATGGTTATTCTGCTCCTTGCTGGCAAAATCCTGATGGTAGTATTGAGAATGTTCATATTAGTGGCGACTATTATAATTTTCTTAATTATACTCGAATGGAACGTACTAATGAAGATAGTGTTAAAAGTACGGGAATTGGTTCTACTGGAGAAAAAGTTTTTGCTTTTCCTAAATTTATTGATGCTCAATATTGGACACATAATATTTATGAATTTGCTAAGAACAACGGTTTTCATTTGATTATTGTTAAGACTCGTCGTGGTGGTTTTTCTTATATGAATGCTGCTCGTGCTGCTAATGCTGTGAATCTACGAAAACATAAAGTTTTTATTAATGTTGCTGCTGATAATAAATATTTGACTAAGAAAGGCGGTCTTACTGACTTTGCTGTTAACACTCTTCGATTCTATGAAGAAAAGACTATGTTTAAGCGTGGCATTTATAGTAGTAATGTTGAAGACTTTCGTCTTGGGTTTCGTCTTCCTAATGGAGTTGAATCTGAAGATAGTTGGCAAAGTTCTTTAATATCTGTATCAGCTAATAATAATCCCGACTGTGCTATTGGTAAAGATGCTATTGGTGTTAATGTAGAAGAGCTTTCTACAATGCAGAATTTTAATGAGTTTATGACTGTGACTGAACCTGCTATGACAGTCGGAGATATTACTACTGGTATGCTTGTTGCTTGGGGAACTGCTACTGCTACTAATATGCAAGTCTTTGAAGAAAACTTTTATGCTCCAGGCGAATTTAATTTTATGGCATTTGAAAATGTTTGGGATAAAGATTCTCGTAATGAAATTTGTGGTTTCTTTAAATCTTATGCTTGGGGACTTGAGGGTTCTATTGATGATGTTAAAGCTATTGACGAATATGGAAATAGTAATATAGATTTAGGTATTAAAATTGCTATGCGTTCTCGTGAAGCAATGAAACAAAAAACTAAAACTTTTGCTAAGTTTATTAATTATTGCGGTCAACGTGCTTTGTTTCCTGCTGAAAGTTTTAGTAGTGCTACTGAAAATATTTTCGTTAGCGAAGCATTTATTGCTTATGAAAATAAACTTCGTGTTGATAGTAATTATCATTTTTATGTTGATGGAATGCTTTTTAAAGAGGGAAATACTATTGTATTTAAATCTAATAAACGTATTAATCAAGAGAATCTTAATGCTAAAGTTTATGATTGGATACAAGGAGTGCCCCGTAAAGGAAATGAGCAACCTGATGGTTGTGTTCGTATTTGGTATCATCCTCAATATGATACTCGTTATGAAAATGATAGAGAAATAAAAGAAATTCCTGAGGGAACTTATTGTGCTACTTATGACCCTGTTGGTATAGATAAAGAAAAGAAAGAGATTACTAATAGACATTCTCATAATAGTATTCATGTTTGGGAGATGCCATCCGCTCGTAATGGATATAAATTTAAATGCTGTGCTGCTTATTATGGTCGTAAAGATAAACTTGAAGAAGTAGACCAAATATTCCTTTATCTTTGTATTTATTATAACTGTGTTGGAACTGGAATAGTCGAAGTCAATCGTGGCGAAACTGTTTCTAATTTTACTAAATGGAAAGCTCTTCGTTATCTTGCTCATGAACCTTTGTTTGTTTGGGATACAACTATTAAAGGTAAAGTTAGTTCTACTTATGGGTATGTTATTACTGATGGTGTTAAGAAACTTAATGCTCTTCGTTTGCTAAAAGAATTTCTTTATACAGCTATTGGTAAAGACGAACAAGGTAATGATGTTTATAACTTTCATAGAATATTAGATTATCAAACTATTCTTGAACTTAAGAAATGGAATGACGAAGGTAACTTTGACCGTGTTTCCGAAATGATTCTTCTTGGTATTTATTGTAAGTCTCTTGATATTAAAGGTAAACTTGAACTTAGCAAAAGACAAAAATTAGAAGAAAGTAGTAGTGCTGCTAATAACTTTTTCAAACGTAAATGGTATTAATAATATGACTGGAAAACAATCATTAAGTACATATCTTTTTGTATTTGGTAATATAGCTTTTAGATTTGAACTTCTCGATAATAAAGAATATATTTATAATATGATTACTTATAACGATAATAATTAATAATATGTATTTTCCTACTGATTTAAATTTTCCTAAGCAACGAGTTAGCGCTAAGGAAAGAAACAAACCGGAGTTTTATGCTAATAGTTGTGATTGGCTTATAGGTCAAGCATTAAGTATTGCTCAAACAGATGATATTGAAAAGAAATATCATTTTCTAAAAGGTAATATTGATGCTGAATATTATAAGAAGATTTTAAATCCTTATAATGCTACAAATAAAGATTATCAACGATTTCCTGCTACTATGCGTAATTACGATATGGTTGGTGGTGTTGTTCGTAGATATGTTGGAGAATATATTCAGAATCCTCATGATTTTATTGTAGGTGCTAATAATCCAGAAGTAGTTCTTGCTCGTGATGCTAAACTTCGTCAAGAACTTATGGTTATTGTTCAACAGAAAATTGCTGAAAGAATTAAACAGAATTATGAACAATTTGTTCAACAAGGTGGACAGCCTGAACAATTTAATCCTCAAGATAATTTTGATGTTGAGGCTTTTATAAAAGAATTTAATGAAAATTATATTGATGATATAACTGCACAAGGTCAAGATATTCTTAATGTTATTGACGATTTAACTGATGCTGCTGCTTTATATGCTCGTGCTTATTTTGAATGGGTTGCTTTTGGTCGTGTATTTACATATACAGAAATTCAAGGCAATAAGATAATTAAACGAGTTGTTTCTAATCGCGATGCTTTTCCTATTCCAAACGATAATATTCTTGTTGAAGATTTTGATGCTTTTTGTGAAAGACGAATGATGACTTTTCAGCAGATAATGGATGAGTATTACGATATTCTTGATGATAATGATAAGAAGTTTCTTGATACTTATTATATTATCGGTAAAATGACAAGTCAAGACGATAGAGGATTATTGCAATGGGAAAATTTTAAGAAGTTATACCCCGATATGTGCAATAAATTCACCGCCAATGAACAAAAGTTTTTTGAACGTCAACCAATAATGGCTCGTGAATATAATAATAATCTTATTGAAGTTTGGCATGTTGTTTGGCGTGGAGAAGTTAAGAAAGGTATTCTTACTTATCAACAAAATGGTATTATTGGAGAAACTATTGTAGACGAAGATTATGTTCTTAATCCCGATAATGGCGACATTGATATTGAGTGGATTTGGGAATCACAAGTTTTTGAATGCGATAGAATAGGTGGAAGAAATAATGCTATTTATCCTTATAAGTGTAGACCTATTGCTTATAACAGAAATGGTAAGCTTCCTTATAATGGTTTGATAGAATTAATGCCTGGTCTTGGTCGTTTTAGTATTATTGATTTAATAATGCCTTATCAAATCTTTGGTAATATTATTGCTTATCATAGAGAAATGGCTCTTGCTAAGAACAAACTTAATGTTCTTCTGATTGCTAAATCTCTTTTAGGTAGTGTTCCAGAAGAAACTATTTATAGAATGGCTGCCGATGGTGTTCTTTATATAGATGATGAAGATGACCAGGGTATGCTAAGAGCGCAACAAGTTCGTATGCTTAATAGTGATACTTCTGCTTATATTGCTCAGCTTACAGAACTTATTGAAGCTAATGAACAGGCTGCCAATCTTAAAGTTGATATGACTCCTCAACGTTATGGCGAGATTGCTAATAGTGCTGGTAAAGGAGTTACCGAACAAGCTATTATTCGTGGTTCTATGGGAAGCGTTATAGTTGAGTTTATGTTTGACTATATGCGAGAACATGATTATGCTCGTGATATGGATTATTCTAAACTTGCTTGGATTGACGGTTTAAGAACTTCTTATAAGACTAAGAATGATGCTTCTATAAAATATTTTAGTCTTGATGTCGATAAACATATTTATGCCGATTATGTTATTAAAGCTAAACTTTCTGCAAAGGAACGCGATAAACTTAATCAATATAAACAATTTGCTTTTAGTGCTGCACAAAACGGTGATGCCGGAATGGCATCTGTTGCAATTGAGGGAGACAATACTGCTGAAATAAAGAAAGGTATTCTTAAATTTCAAGAGATTAATCGTCAACATGAAGAAAATATGAAACAACTTGATGCACAAAATGCTCAAATGCTTCAACAATATGAACTTGATAAGATTGCTGCGAAAGGACAACAAGATAGAGAAACGCTTGCTCTTGAAAAATATCTTGATGGTCAAATTGAAGAAATGAAATCTGTTCTATCCTCTACGGGGGGTCTCAATAATAAAGCGGTTGATACGGCTGCTGTTGATGCTGCTAAGACTGCTATTGAAAGAGAAAAGATAGCTGTTGAAAGAGAAAAAGTTGGTGCTCAAATTCAAGCTAATAATCAGAAGTTTGCTTCTGATATTTATAAAGCTGATATGAGTTATAAAGTTGCTAAACAAAATAAAAATAGATTTGATAAAAAATAAACTTGTATTATAAATACTTGTATTTGTGCTTTGTGAATTTCTTTAGCCGTTACCGCTCGTGAGAGTAGTAGCGGCTTTTTTATTGCTGCTATTATTCGTGATTATGATTTACAGTATTTGTAAATATATTTTACTATTCGGCTTATTCTAAGGCTCTGTGCAAGACGTTGATGCACCCCGTAGAGGATTGATCAATTCGTCATAAATCGTTCAAATTTCGTCAAGTTTATAAGCGACAAGGGCATTTGCTGATGCTAACAAGATAGTAGAAATAATCAAACGAAATAGAGTAAGTAGTTGTGATGCTCGACATAATGCTGTTACTGCTTATATATTTGTCTTGAAATAACAAAGTAATAATAACCATATAAAACTATTAAAATTATGCCTACATTAGATTTTGGTTTTAATGCTAATCCTACTGATAGTGGGACTGAACCTGTTACAGATTTAGATACTGGCGTTACTGGTACTGTTGGTTCTGACGGTAATATTATTCCGCCTATTGACGAACCGAATGATAACGGTCGAAAAGATAACGGTAAAACAGATAGTGATGGTAAAAAAGATGATGTTGATAAAACTGTTACTGATACAGATAACAATAATGGCAATCAAGTCGATGGTGATGATTTAGCTGTTGAACCTGGTTCTGTTGTTACTATTGGAGAAGATACTTATACTGTTGATGCTGAGGGAAATCTTGTTGATAAAAACAATAAAGTTTTCAAAGAAGCTAAAGATGTTAAAGATTTCCTTAAACAGTTTGAAGTTGATAATACTGATGATACAGAAAATGTAATTGATGTTGCTAAGATTATTGAGAAAGTTGGTTTTGAAGTTACCGACGAAAATGATAAACCTATTACTTTTGAAAATACTCCAGATGGAGTTGCTTCATATATTAACGAAGTTCTTGATGCTAAACGTACCGAATATGCTCAAGCTGGCGTTCAGCAACTTATTGATAAGTTTCCTATTGTAAGCGATTTCCTTAATTATTATGTTGCTAACGGAAATAGTTATGAGGGATTCGGTCAAGTTCGAGATAGAAGTACAATTACTATTGACGAAAATAATACTGCACAACAAGAAGCGATAGTTCGCGAAGCCTTTAAAGAAAGTGGCAAGGTCGGAAGCATTGATGATTATATCTCTTTCCTTAAGAGTACTAATCGTCTTTTAGATGCTGCTAAACAAGACCTTGCTACTCTTCAAGAAAACGATAAGAGAGTTAAAACTGAACAAGCTGAAGCTGCTCAACGTAAGATTGAAGAAGATAAAAAAGCTGAAATTGCTTATTGGGGTAAAGTTAAATCTGCTATTGATAAGAAAGAGATTGCTGGTTATAAAATTCCTGAAACTATTCTTATTAATAAAAACGGCAAGCAAAGTGCTGCAACCGCTGATGATTTCTTTAATTATCTATATCAAGTAGATGATAAAGGATATAGCCGTTATGAAAGAGAATTAATGGAAACTCCGGAAGAAGAACAACTTCAAAATGATTTGCTTCGTGCTTATCTTAAATTTACTGGCGGAAATTATAGTAATCTTGTAGACCTTGCGATTGCATCTGAAAAGACTAAGACACTTCGTCTTAAAGCTGCTGAACAAAGACGTAAAAGTTTTATTAAAATTACTAAGCCTGCCGCAAACAAGAAAATTGGCGATAATATTGCTGATGCTCTTGGTTATGTATAACTTAATTAAAACTGTTGATTATGTACACAATGCGAGTTTTGTCAACGGGTCGTTATGATGATAGAGGTTACTCTAATGAAGAAAGTATTGCTAATCTTCAACTCACTAAACCTGTTGAAATTAATGCGTTTCTGACTTACAACTATGGTATGGACGACGACCGTTTTCCTCTTACCTTTATGACTGAGGGTCAAGGTAGTCGAGGCGTTAAGTCTGTTAAAACTGTTCAGTGGACTTGGAAGACTATGGGTCGTATGAAGTTTACTGATTATGTAACTTATTTCAATACTGCTAATACTAAGCCTGGTCTTGGTGGTGCAGAATTTGAAGTTCATTTTGCTACTCATTGGTTTATCGAACAATATGGTTTGGTTTGTCCCGATGGTACTTTGCTTCGTATTCAGAAAGATTTAGGCGAAAGCTCTTACGGTTATGCTTATTTACTTGCTCCAGTTAACGCTTCTCCTACTGCTTACGTTGACCCGAAGAACTTTGCTAAAGGAACTTATTTGAGCATGTCTGCTCCTACTGTTTCTGAATCTTATTCTAAAGGTAATAGAAGTAATACTATGGGGCCTGGTTCTATGACGTCTCAACTTGAGTTTTTCCGTTATAGTAAAGAGGTTGCCGGTAATATTTCTAATGTTGTTACTGAATATGAATTCCAGCAAGGTAATGGCGGTGGTACTACTCGCCTTTGGATTTCAGAAGAAATGCGCCAGTTTAACTTGACAATGCGTGTAATGAACGAAGAACGTCTGTGGTTGTCTACTTATAATAGACTTCCTGATGGAACTATTCGTTTGAAAGATAGAGATAATGGTAAGCCAATTCCTCGTACTGCTGGTATGTTGGAAATTTGTCGTGAAAGCAATTATGATACTTACGGTGAATATCTTACTCTTAACAAACTTGAAAGAACAGTTGGTGATGTTCTGAATAAAGATACTGACGATGGCACAATGAATATTGTCCTTATGGGCGGTAAAGGATTTATTCAAGATTTCCAATATGCTATTGAGAATGATGCTATGAGTAAAGGTTTCATTACTCCTCTTGGCGAAAAGAAGATTATGGATAACGGTAGCGGTCTTGCTTACGGTAAGTATTTCAACAAATATACTACTGTTGACGGACATACTATTACTGTTAAACATTGCTCATTCTTCGATAAAGGTACTATTGCCGAAGCTGCAAAACAGAATGGACAAATTCATCCTCGTACAGGTTTGCCTATTACTTCTCATCAAGCTTGCTTTATTGATTTCTCTTCTTATAAAGGCGAAAATAACGTTCGTATGGTTCGTCAAGAGGGACAAGAATATATTGCTAAAGTTATTGAGGGTATGACGCCAATACCTAAGGAATGGGGTGTTTCTACTACTAATCGTGCTTCTACCGAAATTGATATGTCTCGTTATGAGATTAAGGGAAGTATGGGTCTGCAAGTAAACAATACTACGAAGATGTTCTTGCTGAAATGCGTATTGTAATAACTAATTAAATTAAAAAGATTATGCCTACAATTGGAACTGCTGCTGCTGAAAATAAAGAACAGGAAATTAATAAACCTGATGCTGCTGTTGAAACAGCTAATAACCAAAATGGAGAAACTTCACAAACTCTTAGAGAAAAAAGAGATGAAGATTTAAACGAACCTTATTTTGAAGATAGATATATCGTTATTGCTTTGGTTTCTTCTTTCTCTCTTTACCGTAAAGCTAATGATAAATCTCTTGAAGAACGGAATGAATTTATTGGTAGTTCTGTTCGTAGTTCAAGAACTCTTGCTTCTAATAAAGGAGAAGTTGAAGCTTATTTTCCTAATTTGATTGGTGTTTCTCCTACTAACGAAAATTTTGTTAGACGCGTTAAGGAATATCTTAATAATATTCAGGTAAAAGTTGATAAACTTGGTAAGAGACTTAATATTAGTTTTCATTATCATCATATTAAAGATTATTACAGATTTAAAAATGCAGAAGAAGCTATTGATGCTGAATTTACTGCTGTAAATCGTGGTGATAGTACCGCTCTTGACAAAGCAATTGAAAATCGAATTATTAAACTTAATGCTCTCGAATCAGAAAAATACAGATACGGTTATCCCGATAATGTAGCTGATTATCTTCTTTATCGTCATTGTTTGTTATATACTGATGTTGCTAAAGATACAGCGATTATTAATAACAAACCTAATATTAGATTCTATTTTAGAGACGAACAAAAAGAGAAAGAACTTGAAGCTAAAAAGCGTCTTGAAATTAACAATGCTAAACGCAACTTCGTTAATATTACAGCTAATGATAAACTGTTTGACGATGTTTATGCTGCATATTGTATATTTACTAACAGACCTCTTATTCCTTCTCTTGCGGAAGATAAAGTTCTTAAGGAAAATAATCTCGACTATTTTGCAAGTCAAGAACCTGCTCGTTTTAACAAAATGTGTACGGATAGAGATATAAGTCTTAAAGCTATGATTGAAAAACTTATAGCTTATGGTATTCTTATCCGCCATTCTCATTCACAAAATATTGTTAGCGGTGCTGGTGATTTTATCGGTGCTAATATGAAAGAAGCTCTTGCTTGGTTTAAGAATCCTGATAACGCTACTATGCGTACAGCTTATGAAAATCAATTAAAACTTGCTTAACATTATGGATATAGTACAAATGCACATCACGTTCAGAGAGTTGGCTCAAAGAATGGGTCTGCATACTGTTCGTGCTATTTTTCCGGAAGATGTTGACATTTGTCTTAACTTTGCTATTATAGCCAAAACTAAAAGTATTATTGCTGAAAATGCTCAAAGCACTAATGATTTGATAATTAAAGCTAATGCTGATATTTCACAATTAAATGCTTTGCGCAATTTAGCACGAAAGAAAGAAGTTGTTGTATCCCATAAAGGGCGTATAAATGATATTCCTTTTGTTGCTAATATCAGCAATGACGATGTTATGTTTTACACTCGATTTGCAATTGGTTATAGTGGTGAAAACGTTCTTTACGATTGTCGTATTATTGAAGCCGAATATCTTTATAGAACGCTTCAAGATTATTGCAATCGTCCTACAAAACAGCATCCTATTTGTGTTGCTGTAAATATTGATGGAGCTAATAAAGTTGAAATATATAATGGCAAATCTTTAATTTCTCCAGATAGGCTTATTTATAATTATATTAAGATGCCGAATAAAGTTAAACTTGATGAGGAACATCCTGAAAATAATATAGATTGTGATATGCCTGATTATCTTATTCAAGAAATAATTGAAATTGCTGTTCAATATTATAAACAAACATTTGCTCTTCCTAATGTTCAAAAATAAAATTTAATAAACTTATAAACTATGAGAACTTTTCTTTTAGGTTCTAAGGTAGATTTAGGTACTAATCTTGAACAACTTACTGCTGGTCAGTTTGCTTTTTCTGCTTTAGTTAATGGTGTTCAAACTGTTGACTCTGATGGTAGTAAAATTAAAGATAAAGGATACATCTATCTTGGAAAAGAAGATAATAAAGGCGGTGATGTAATTGTTCCTATTTATAAGAACAATTTCAGTTTTGTTAAAATGACTTATCAAGCATCTACTGCTTATACTGGTAGTTTTACAATTGTAAACCCCGTTGTTGGTGATGATTTAACTGTTGTAATAGTTAAGAAAGGAGTTCAGTTTGATGAACGTAATAAATGGACTGCTACAATGAGAGTTAAAGATGGACAAGATGCTATTGCTTGTGCTAAAGAATTAACTGCTCAAATTAATAATAATCCTGCTTCTGGAGTTACAGCAAAAAACGATGACGGTAAAATAACAGTTACTGCTGTTAATAAAGGTGAGGATTATAAGATAGCACTTGGTGATGATTTGTTTGGATTAGATGTTGAAGAAACTCCTGTTACCGTAGCTTTGGCTGATGCCAAATATATTAAAGATTTGGCAATTAAAGCTGCTGCTGATGCTGGTATTGAATATACTTATCAAGACCCTGCAACTTTAATATATCCAGATTATCCTCTTAATCCTCTTGCTCAACCAGATAGTGCTGATGTAGGTTATACCGTATTTACGCTTAAATTTGCTGAGCCACGAGAAATGAAAACCGTTGACCAAACCATTAATCAGATTGTTCAGATTGCTTTGCCTGCTGATGCTACTGCAATCACTAAAATTGAAGCTATACTTGACGCTCTTGCTGGTGTTGCTTAATTTAGATAACATATCTGTATAATATGGAGAGCCACTATTACTGTATTAAATTACAGCGATAGTGGCTTTCGTTGTTTTAAATATAATGGAAGAATTTAAATTCTTTAATAGTATAATTGAAGATACTGTTCGTAATACTTCTTACGTTACTGTAATTATTTCAAGCATAGTATTTATTAGTTATACTATTATTATAAAACTAATAGGCTATTTCAGACACAAAGATGATAAAAAATCTATTGTTGAAATGGGTCTTGCTGTTAAAGAAGTTAGTAATAATGTTGCTAAACTCAATGCTATATTAGATAATTTTTTTCAAGATATTACTAAAAAGAATTTAGAAAAAGGTAAAATTGTTATTGAGCTTGTATTTTTTAATTTTCAATATAAGATTGTTAATCTTTGTCGTAATATCATTATAAATAATAACATTGATATAAATAAAGAATATGTTGTAGCGAGTATTGCTAAAACCATTAATACAGAATTTTATCGGGCATATCATACTCTTTCATTATATGAAATAAAAAACATTCCTCTTAGTAATTTTCTTAAAGAAAATTGGAAAGATGATTGTATTAAAGATGTACTTGCTATTGTTTATAACGGTCAAGAAGATAAACTTCGTATTTCGCAAATTAATAACAATCTTGGTATTAAAATTGATAATTGGATAGTTTATATAAATAATAAATACAGTAAATATGAATGAAGATAAGCGACTTAAACGTATTGAAGATAAACTTCGTAATAATATAAATACTGTTATTTGTAAAAATTTGGATAAAATAAATCTTGGATTTGTTTCTACAAATCTTTTTGGAAGTTCTTATTTTTATGATATTGTACGAAGTTGTATTGATTATAATATTCTTCTTACAGATAAAGAAAAAGAAAAAATAGATACGATATTTAATACTTCTGAATATGGACGATACTGTTTTACATGATATAAAAGTTCCTATAGATTGGGTTTGTACTTATAGACAAATCCAATCTTTACTTATAGATTATGGAGTGTCTGCTATTGCTGGTTGTGATAATGTTTGTAATAACAAGAATAAAGACATTATTCAACTTTGGAATCTTTTTAAAAATGCTGTTTATGTTTATTATCGAGAAGATGTTGATAAAGCAAATCGTATATATGACTTTGTAGTTCGTGGACTTAAAAAATATACAGGCGTTAATGTTGGTACTTCTACTATTCGTATAGAAGATAGTGAAGTTGAAGTTACTTGTACTGGTGATAAATATCAATTTGCTGATACTAATACGAATTATGTTTTTCAAGCCAATGATGAAAGTCAACTAAATATTCAAGATAATGGTCTTGGACAAACTCTTTATTTTAATATTAAATCTCAGAAGATTGTTTCTATTGGAAGCAAAGAAGAGACTTTTAATATTGGATATGATTTTGTTCTTAATAATTCCGAAGATGCTTCTTGGCTTAGTTATACTGATTCAAACAATGCTCTTGTTATTCTAGAAAATAAATTTAAAGCTCGTGTTGCTGAATTTAAATTAGTTCAATATGAAAGTGGCAATATTCTTAAAGGTAAAGTTACTCAAGAAGTAAATGATTATACTTATCGTTATACTATTAACATTGACCCTACTTCTATTGAAATACCTGCCGAGGGTGGTAGTAAAGTTTTTACCATTGAATCTTATAAAGAACTTATAGGAGAAGAAGGAACTCCAATTGGAGATAAAATTAATGTTCCTTATAATGCTTATTCTTCAAGTATTTATTTTAAAGTCAAAGGTAATAGAGTAAGTGCTGAAGCTAATACTGAAGAAATTCGTTCTGCCGCTATTATTATTGAGCGTGACGAAGTTGGTGTTTCCGGGAATAGGAAAATTGATTTGTATCAAGATAGTCTTAATAAAGAAATTAGATATAGACTTGTTGCTTCTGTTGATAATAATATTATTAATGCCGATGGAGCTAATCCTGTTACGTTAACTGTTGAGTCTTATAAAGAAACTTATGTTAATGGTGTTGCTCAAGGAGACAAAACTAATATTCCTTATACAGCTTCTTCTGATAAAGGGCTTCTTAAAAATAATACTTCTGATAAAACTAAATGGTATATGTCTGCTAATGATACTACTAATGTTCGTACAGATAGTATTATTATTAAACAGATGGAAAGCAATAAAACTGAAATTATAGTTATTAAACAAAATTCTGCTCAAGAAGAAATTAACTATATATTTACTGTTGACCAAGAAAGTTTAACTCCTCCTTCAAGTGGTCAAAATGTTATTCTTAATGTTCAGTCTTACAAACAACATTACGTCAATGGTAAACCTACAACTAAAACTCCTGTTAGTTATATTGGTTCTGTTGTTACTGGGAATGATTTTATAATTATTCAAGACGGTTTACCTAATAGTATTACTGTTGCACCAAATAGCGGAGATGGTGAAAGAACAGGTAAAATAGTTTATACTCAACAAGCTGAATCAGGTAAAACACTTGAAGTTAGAATTGTTCAAAGTGGTGCTTCTGTTAGATATACTTATCATTTATCTATTCACGATAATGAAGTTTCTCTTGCTAATACAGCTGATAGTCGTACTATATCTGTTGAATCTTATCGGCAGAAATATGTTAATGATGCTCCAGAGGGTGGAAGAGAAAATATAGATTTTTATCTTTCTCAAACAGGTGGTAATGCTGGAGAAAGTAAATATGGTGGAGTTACCGCAAGTGTTCAAGGTACTAATATTTATATTACTTCTGAACTTAATCAAACTGATGAAACTGTATCTGTTCAATATGATGTTATTCAAGCACAAAGTTCCGGAGTTGCTAATACAGAAAAACTTACTATTACTAAAGCTTCTTCTACTATTGAAGACCAATATTTTATTGAAGCAAGAGAAACTAATTTTGAATTTGAAGCAAATCCTTATAGCAATATTTATTTTGAAATAACACATGCTGAACATAGACGAGTTGTTAATGGGCAAACTGTTAGTGTTGAAAATAATCTTAGTTGGGAACCTATTTCTAATGCTGATTGGATTCATGTTGGTAATCAAAATGAAAGATATATCAAATGTGATGAAAATAAGATATACCCAAATGTTCAAGAAAGAAGTGGTACTGTTACTGTTAGACTTGTAGCTAATAATAGCACATCTGTTACTCTTAATGTACGTCAGCAAAGAGCAACTTATAAAACAGTTTATGTTTTTTATGTTGATGATACAGATGTAAGTTGGGAATTTTACCCAGGATATGATTCTGCCGAAGCTAATTATCGTTTAGTTAAAGAAGAAGTTCTTAACCAAACTGTTATAAATAATAATGGAAACGGTGAAGACCAAACCAGTAATTATACTGCTGGTAAAATTAAAACTACTATAAGTTCTTGTGGTATTTATTGTGATAATTGGAATGCTGGGCTTAATACTTATACACATAAAGTACATGTAAGTACTACTGGTAGCAATGATACCGAAATGATGAACTTAATTTTAAAGTGTCAAAGTACCGATGATAGATACAGTACAAGTATTTTTGCTTCATGGTCTAATTATGACCCTACATATCGTACTATTAGAAGTTATAAGCATGATAAATCTATTTATGATTTCTTTTATCATTATGTTCCTAAAGAACTTAAATGTGTTTATGCCGATTTGATTAAAATATTTATCAATGCTCATGGAGATAATTATAAACTTCGTAAAGCTGTTTATAATCTTAATCTTTTTCAATCTCTTATTGCCGCTTACTTCTTTGAAGATATTAAGAAAATTAATCTTTTCCTTGAATGTATTATTGGTTTTATTAATAATTATTTTAAAGAGAATGATATTTTTTATGAATATCGTTTAAACGGTATAGAAGATAATGGTCATGTTTATCTTGATATTCTTCCTTGTCAAGAAAAAACTGATGTTAAATTAGAACTTAATCCTATTACAGGTCATTTGTATGAAAAAGATAATTCTAAAGATATAAAAGCTATTGAATTTGAAATTGAAGATTCTCATTTAATATTAACTAAACATGGATATACAAAATAAAGATTTAGGTAAAGTTATTATTACTGTTGCTGATGGTACAGTATATAATGAGCAACAAAGTTACGAACGTCTTGTTCTTGTTAAATATAATGGTAAAGTATATCTTAGCAAGAAAGATGTTGGTGTTGGTTTATCCCCTACGGGGGGTGAGGATGATGAAAATTGGCTTGATTATGAGGTTAAAGCATCGTCTGTTATTGTTGGTATAGCTTATACTCGTGCTGCTAATAAACCCGATAAACCTACTGGCGGTTCATATAATAGTCCCCACCCCGTAGAGGATAATTGGAAGTCTGAACCTTATGATGGAAATAATATACTTTATGTTTCTATTCGTAAGTTTACAGAAGATGGAATTAAACAAGATGATAATTGGTCTGAGCCTTTTGCTATTACTTATACTAAATATTATGAAGTTAAATTTTCTACGGTAGTTGATAATCCTGGAGACCCCGATAGTGCTCCTCAAAATTGGTCTGATGTTGGTAGCAATTTTATATGGATGGCTGTTAGAGAAGTTATAAACGATTCTCCTCATGTTTGGGTTGTTACTAAATTTAAAGGAGACAAGGGTGATAAAGGTGATAGAGGAGAACAAGGTATTCAAGGTATTCAAGGAGAAAAAGGAGATAGAGGAGAAATTGGACCTCGTGGCAATAAAGGCGATAAAGGAGATAAAGGCGATAAAGGAGAAGCTGGTATAAATGCTGAAATAATAGATTTTAGTGCAAGTGTTGACGATAAAGTTGGTGTTCCAAATGTAGAAGTAAGTATTGGCGGAAATGCTAATCAAAGAACATTTCATTTGTTTTTCCATAATCTTAAAGGTGTCAAAGGAGATAAAGGCGAGAAAGGCGATAAGGGAAACACTGGAGACAAAGGAGACAAAGGTGATACCGGAGACAATGCTACTATAACAGGTATTACTGCTACGGTTGATGCAAATGTAGGAACTCCTGGTGTTGAAGCTACTGTTGGTGGAACTCCTGCTGCAAGAACTTTTAATTTTAAGTTTAAGAATCTTAAAGGAACTAAAGGTGATAGAGGAGAACAAGGTATAAAAGGAGACAAAGGTGATGCTGGTAAGAATTTAACTATACTTGGATATAAAGATAGTCTTGCTCAATTAAAACAAGATGTTACTAATCCCGAACAAGGTGATGCGTATGCCGTAATGCAAGATGACATTTATCATCTTTATATTTATGATACTGTTAAAAATTGGGTAGATCATGGTAGTATAGGTAATTCTTCTACTAAAGTTACTACTGATAAAGTTATAATTAAAGATACTATTCCTGTAGCTGGCGGACCTCTTTCTGATGTTTTAAATAAAGCCGGCATTACAGAAATTTCTGCCGAAGATAATCTCCAAAATGTACTTCTTACTTTATTTACTAAAGAAATATATCCTACTAATCTTAGTTTTGTTGAAGGTAGTATTAAAGCTTCAATGGTTCCGCCGACATTTACTCTTAGTCATAATGGTAATATTGAAATAGGAACTGTTGTTACTATATCTGAAATTACTCTTACAGCATCTACTCAAGTTAATAGTCCTCGTAAATATACAGGTTTTACTTATGGATATAGCGCTGCAAATGATAATACTAAAGATAGTTCAAATAATACTATACAAGTTAATGCTTCAAATATTATTTCTAAAGGTGATGAATATACAATGACTCGAAAAATAGGTGCTGGTTCTCCTACTTCTCCTACATCTAATATTGACCCGGCATCTGTAAAATTATCATCTATGACATTTGAATGCGTTGAAGGTACTAATACTGTTAAAGTTGATGTTACTGGTACAAGATATACTTGTACTTTTGCACAAATGCCTGTTTATTATGCTTGTAGTAATCTTGGAAAAACAAGTGATTCTCATAAATCCGAAGCTAAAAATGCTGTTACTTTAGATAGCAACGGACCTACTAATACTAAATCTTTAACAGTAGTAGGTTGTTATCCATATTTTACAAATAAAGCTAATATAACTGAATTTGCTAAAGAAGCTCTTACTATTGAAAGTAAACTGAGTAATGTTAAATTTGTGGCAGAAACAAGTAACAATAAACATACTTTTAAAATTCCTGCTAAATATACTGTTAGTAAAATTGAAATTCTTAATACTATGTCTGGTAAATTTGAAAATTATGATATAAATAATTTTGTAGTTACTACTGAAAATGTAACTGTTCAAAGTAAACAGATTAGTTATAAAGTTTATACTCGCAATGATGGTACTAATGGTGAATCTACGTTTAATATAACATTCTAATTAATATGAAAGATAAAGCTACATTTGAAATAAGCGGTAACTTTGAATGTAAAAAGGATGCTCCTTTTGATACTCGTTGGAGGGTTGACGCTTATGAAGATTTAATTAATGAAGAAACTTGGCGTAATAAAGACGGTAATATTTATGCTTATACAGGCATGTGTACTACTTGTAAAGATAAGCCTGGAAAAATATATCAACTTACCGATGTTACTCATTTAACCGATTATGCTTATTGGAAAGAAATTGGTGAACAAAAATTAATCGAAATTGTTAATAATCTTACAAGCGAAGATACAAATAAAGCGCTATCTGCTGCTATGGGTAAGAAACTTAATGATGAAAAACTTGATAAATCTGCAATAACAACTGATATTATAAATTCAGAAGATAAAGTTGCTTCTGCATCTTCTGTTTTTAATGTAAATACAAGCAAACTTGATAAATCTGCAATTGTCGATAATGTTAATAGTACAGATGTTACAAAAGTTTTGTCTGCTGCTCAAGGTAAAGTTCTTAATGATAGAATTAATTCTTTAGGTTCTGTTTATAAATATAAAGGTAACAAAAATACTATTGAAGAAGTTTTAGCTTTAACAGATGCTAAAATTGGTGATGTTTGGGATGTTATTCAAGAGTTTTCTGCTGGTGGTAAAAAATATCCTGCCGGTACTAATATAGCTTGTATTAAAAATACTTCTACATCTGAACATAGTGAAGCTAATTGGGACACTCTTGGTGGTACTGTTGATTTATCCGGTTATGCTACTAAAACCGAAATGAATAATAATCTTAATAATAAAGTTGATAAATCTGCTATCGTAAATGATTTAACTACTGGCGGTACTACTAATGTTTTATCTGCTGAACAAGGAAAACAATTGGATACTGATATACATGCTTTAGAAGATAATATTCAAGGTTTAAATCAAAAAATTCCTACCAATACTTCTCAACTTACTAATGATAGTAATTATGTTACAAGTAATAACGTTTTAACTAAAGATAATGCTACTGAATATAATCCTGTTGAAGAATATCATCCTGCTACTAAAAAATACGTTGACGATAAACATACTATATTTACTATTACTAAAGAAGCTCATCAACAACTAATTTCAAATCAATTTGTTAAAGGTGAAGAAGCTGAAACTAAAATAAATCTTATTTTCCAAAACGTTGAAGTTTTTAAAGCTATTGTAACGCATCTATTGAAAGATAATATTTTATTCCTAAAAACTACAGAAAAAGAAATCTTTAAAGTAAGTACGAGTCACACATATTGCAATCCCGATAATGGAGCTTATGAACTTTCGTTTATTTATACTTATACTGCTATTGTCGATGCAAATAATATTAGCTTAGTTACAAAAAGAATTTTTATTGCATTGAATTCAAATGCTACAAATTTTTTCGTAGTAAAAGATATACTCGTTTCCGACAACCTCACCACCCTTACTAAGAAAACCGCTGCCGAGTACGAGGCTATTGGCTCTAAGGATGCCAATACGGCATATTGTGTAACCGATTAAAGGATAATGATTGTGTTAAAAATAGGAGAATTGACCTCAGGGCTATTTGCTGGAGATAAGCTGATTGCGGGCAAAGAATTTGATTGGAGCAAATTATATGATGCTTTAACTTATTTACCGCCTACTGATACAAAATATGGAACAAGAATGTTAATAATAGCCAATCTTAGTTCACACAATATTAGTCTATATAGAAGTGGACAATTAACTATTGTTGAAAGTGGTAAAATAGATTGGTTTTCTAATGGTGTAGGTAGTAATATTGGTTTTGATATACAAAATGAAAGCAACGGCCCTGTTAGATATTTAGAAATCTATAAATGTAGACTTGTAGGTAGTAGTAATCCGCAAATGGAAATTAATAAAAATATATGTCAACCTGGAAGTGCTATTCAAAGTTTTATTGCTGGCGATTTTGATGATTTAGATTATGTACTTTTTGTTTTTGACCATAATATGTAAAATAATATTATAAATTTATGATTATTAATCTTAGTTCTTATAATGTATATTTAAATATGTGCTTTGGAAATTTGGAAATTGCTGCTGGCGAAATAAATTGTTATATGATTAGTAATGATTGAGCTTTAAAAAAGAAAACGTTAGTGACGATTTTACTTGTATAAAAGTTGATTATGGTTTTGATTCATCGGGTCATAGTATTCTTATACAAGATAAAAGTAATTATAGCGATGATAAAGTTGATGGAAGTGCTGCGATTTCTAATATTCAAGCATTTGCTCGTGTTATTTATTTGTAAATAATAACTATAAAAATTAATATTATGATAATAAAAATCATAGCATTAATTTTTGCAATAATATTATCAAGATTAATATATCTATTAATGTTTAAAATATAATATGAATAAAAGAAATAAAATAGCTACTCTTGCTGTTGATAATGGGAGAGGGCTACGGATTGGAAATTCTGTTGTAACCAATGTTGGTATTGGAAATTCTGTTGTAATCAATGTTGGTATTGGAAATAGTATTGTATTTGCTCTTGTTGCTTATCCTTGTGTTAGTAGATATGATCTAAGACTAATTACTAATGAAGAATTTAAAAATTTAGATTGGACTACTGAAAATATTGCTACTGCATATTTATGGTTATCTAAATATGTAGAAACATTTAAATATAGAATTGGATTTAAACTAAATGAAACCTCTAATGAACAGGTTTCTCAATATGTAGACGTTCCTATTGATGAAAAAGTTGGAAGCGGTATTGCTTATGATAGTATAATAAATAAAGGAAATTATATACAATTGTTAGGAATGGCTGTTCCTGGATATATTTTACGCAATGCACAAGAAAGTAAATATATTTATTGGTGGTATGAATATGTAATTGACGGAAAAGTTTATAGATTTGAATTATATAGTTAACTATATGCTAAATAAAATATTTTCATTGAAAATAGTCTTGCTGTTTAAAATAATAAATTTATTTGCTAATCAAACTATTGCTAATGCTGATAAATTTAATAATTAAATTAATAACAGTGGTTATTTATTCGTTTTCGTTTTAGCATAAGTTTTATTAGCTAAAGTAATAGTTTGATTTATTTATTATCTAACTAAAATTTATAACAATTATGGAACTAAAAAAGTTTTGGAAGTATTTGGCAATAGGAATGATTGTTGCCGTAGTATTTGGTATTACTCTTAATGTTGGTTGGGAAACTGTATTTATTACATTTGTTGCTGGCTTTGGTACAGCTATCGGTAAGGGCATGCGTAAAGATTATGAAATGAAATACGCTCTTCTTAATTATACATTGCCTATGTTAATTGCTGGTATTATTACTGCTATTTGTATATCTTTATCTATTGGTTAATATGAATTATTTAGATACTATTATTAATCAAATTCTTAGTAATTTTGATTTTGCATATATGTTTATTGTTAATGTATTATGTTTTATTCTTATTAAAACTCATGATTATCTTAATGGTGATGGTCGTAAAGTTCCGACATGGAATAAAAGATTATATTTAATAATAAGTATTATTGTTATTAGTGTAATTTATCAACAAGCTGGTGAGATTAAAACTACTGTTCTCGTTAATAGTGCTATTCTTGCTCCGGTATTTTGGAGTTGGATTGCCGCTCCAATGCTTCGTAAATTTGGTATTACATATAAACAAGCAGATGATGCTCTGAAATAGACTGTTTAACATCCCCCGTAGAGGATGAGACAATAATATAAATCTTTTCGTTCCTCTACGGGGAGTCTTAATTTCTAAAACAATGATAATCGTCAAAAACAAAATAATTCCATTTAGTAATTATAATACTATTAATTTATTTGGTATTCTATTTACTAAATCTGATTCTCTTAGTCCTAAGACTATTAATCATGAACGTATTCATACAAAACAAATGCTTGAAATGCTTATTGTGTTTTATTATCTTTGGTATTGTGTTGAATATGTTATTGTTCGTTTTTGTCATAGAAAACAAAATGCTGCATATCATGATATAAGCTTTGAAGAAGAAGCTCATAATAATGATGATAATCTTCATTATCTTGATAATAGAAAGCATTTTGCATGGTGGAAATATGTTCGTTTGCGGTCTGCCGAATAGCAAAACAACACTGTTACAGCCTCGTAGATACGGTTTATTTTGCTACCATGGCATTCATATATGCGAAATGATTAATCTATCGAAATAGGCATAAAATGGCGTGACGAGCCTTAAAATGCGTCGACCAAATAAATAATTAATAACGCTCTAACTAATAATATTATGAATAATATAAAACTTTCTAAATTCGTTGATGGACTTAATCTTGATAAAAATAGAAAAAAGATACTGATAGCGTTTATCGAAGAACTGATTAAAGAAAGTGAAACAAGTGATTATAAACTTCCTTTGGCTTCAAAAGATGTTCGTGGTGGTATTAAAACTGGTTATGATCAAAATGAAAAAAATTATCCTGTTCAACTCAATGATACTGAACAGGCTTATGTTTCAGTTCCTTGGACTGATAATAATACTACTTATAGTGCTGCAACTACTTCTACTTTAGGATTAGTTAAGAAAGGCGCTGCTGTTGCTAACGCTGCCGTTGATGCTGATACTGCTGCATTAGTTACTAAAATAAATGAACTTTTGACAAGTCTTAAAAACGCTGGTATAATTGCTTAATATTATAAAGATTATGAAAAAGATAATTGAATTATTACAAGCTATATATGAAGAATTGAAGTTACAAACCAAATTATTAAAAGGCAAAGAATGAATTTAATTGTTACTAATCCGATAATTATGATACTTAAAGCTATACTTAATTAGTTTCGTATTAGACGTAATTATATAGCTGATGCTGTTGATAAAATTCCACCGGAAATTAAAGATGCTCTTGTAGCTTGGTATTCTCCATACTGTAAACAGCGTATGACGAATTTCGATGTTATTGAAAGTTATGCAGCCGATTTTACTAAATGGAGAATTGAAAACACAGGAGTTACTTCTACTCAAAAGAAAATAGTTATTGCTGCTGGTACAGAACTAAAATATAATGTCACTTATAAAGGTTTTGGAAATTCTATTGCTGAATTTGATATTAAATATACAGGTAATCCTGTTATAAGATACCAATATAACAAGGAAGATGGTACAACGGGTATTATTACTATTAATAGAAGTGGTATCTATCATTTACCTGCCAGCATTAAAGCTCAAAAGAATTTTGGTTTTTATTGTAATCCTCAAACAGTAACAGAAGAAGCTACTATTGAGCAACTTCCTACTTCTATTCTAAAAGATTTTAGTGGTAATAAACACGATGCTTATCTTTATGGTTTCAAAGGTAAGTTGAATAGTGGTGTTGGTATTTATGCTCAAGATTTTAAGAATTGGAATTATGGTTCAGCTATTAATAGCAATATAAGTACAAAATCTTATAACAAATTTCATATAGTTAAAAAGAAAGCTGATAATTGGTTTAGCTTTACTATTATAAGTTCGCGTTCTTAATATTGTTCATAAAAGAAAACAGCGATAGGTGTTGTTATTATAATGGTAAATGGAATATTAAAGATTTAATTCTTTATTCTGTTTGTATTATAATTGGAACACTTCTTGTTCATTATCTTAGTTAGACTTGCCGCTTATTTCTCTATCGTTAATTCGGTAGTAGAAATAAGCGGTTTCTTTTTGTCTTGTTTAAAATGCCCAAAAAGTTTATGCTCGCAGTCCTTGTTTATATAGTTGTAATTGCAATTACAGAGATATGAATTTTATTATCAATCTTATTAAACTTAACTATTATGATGTTAGTTGATAAAGAAACTGGAAAAGGTTATGTTGAAATGGAAAAAGTTCATCATGACAAAAAGGAATACGCTTCTAAAGGTGTTGCTGGTACTGCTCTTGGACTTGGTATTGCCGGTACTGCTTTGGCATTGTTTAACAATGGTTTTGGTGGCAATTTGTTTGGCTGTCGCAATGCCGCTGCTGATGGTGCTGTAGCTGCTGCAAGTATTGCTAATGAACGTTATCTTGAACGTAAGCAATGTGCCGACCATGTACAATTTGTTAATGATATGTGGCGTACAAGCTATAATCAGCAAAATCAACGTTTTGAAGATAGACAAACTATCAATCAAGAAATGTTTGGTATTTATTCAGCTATGAGAAATGGTTTTGATGTTATTAATGCTACTGCTAATAAGAATGCTTTTGATTTGTATAAGTATTCTCGCGATAATAAAGACGAACTTGCTAGCCAGATAGGAGAACTTAAAACAGAAGTTGCTGTTCTTAAAGCTACTCGTCCTTATCAAGACGCTTTGATTCAGTGTGATATTCGTCGTGTTGCTGAACATGCTGATTTTAATTTATGGCGTAGAACTTGTCGTATGATTAGTGGAGAAGTTGTTCTTCCTAATACTCCTACTGTTACAGGTTATGCAAGTTATAATCCTTGTGGTTGTAACAGAACTGTAACAGAAACTCCTGCTGCATAAATAATCTTATTCATAATGGCGGAGATGAAATACTCTTCGCCATTTAATTTTTAATTCTTTATATTATGTACGTTCCTCAATATAATTTTAATCTTGGTTATGACCCACTTCTTGCTAAAGATGCTCTTCCAAATGATTACATGTCTCAAATAGATAGTCAAATACAACAGCTTAACGATTACAAAGCCAAACTTCAAAATCAAATAAATAATCCTAATTATAATACTAATAATCAAACACATATACAAGAACATAATCTTTGGGACGAGATAGATAAAGAAGTTAATTCTCTTAATGCTGACCAAAAAGCTATGCTTGCAGAAGATGATGTTTATAACAGTCTTTCTGCTGAACTTCAATTTATGGTTCAAGAAGAACTTGTTAATTCTGTAAGAGATAAAATAGCTAATTCTCCTCGTGGTAAAGAATTGCTTGAAAAGCAACTTAATAACATTCGTGCTAAGAAAGATATTATTGTTGAAAAGACTAATAAAGAATTAGAATTATTTAAAAAGTTTCAAATAGCTGCTCAAGCTAATCCTAAACTTACTTATGTTGAATTTTGTAAAACAATTAATAACGAATAAAATATGGTACAAAGAAAAGTAATAATCGAAAAACTTAAAGAGATTGTTGATAATAAAATTACTATTATTGCAGATAGCAATCCTCTTATGTTTATATTTCGTCCTTTTATAGATAAAGCTGCTAACAAATATATTTGCAAAGCGGATAAATTTCTTAAAATGATTGAAGAAGAAGATGGCAATGTCGATATAGAAAATCTTCTTGGTAAAGTTACCGATAATCTTATCGTTTCCGGTGTTAAAGAATATAGCGGTATGAGTATCGGTAATGGTAAAATAGCAATAGGTATTCCTGGAACGGAAAAAAGTATAGTTTTAGAAGCTAATGATATTGAAACGTTTAAACAAAGTCTCGTTAAATAGTACATTTTTTGATTTAGTTCTTAATATAAATGGCGATAATCTGTTTGCGAAAATAGGTTATCGCCATTCTTTTTATAATGGTCGTATTGATAATATAATATATTTGTCTTATTACTAATATTAATACTATTATTCTTATGGCTACACTTAATCAATTAATTAGTGAAATTGCTCATGCCGCTGGTTCTCCGAATACATTAGCTGTTCGCAGAAACATTCGTCAAGCGATTATTCATACACGTAATGAATTAATTCGTAGAAGTTATGAAGCTCATGGCTATGTTGATAAAGGTCTTGAACAACGTTTTAGACTTGAACTTGTTGATGTTCCTGATGGTGATTTGTACAAATCAGAGGGATTAAATCTTCCTTTTATTAAGAGAACTAAACATAAAGTTCCTCGCCCTATTCGTCTTATTAATAATACTCCTTTTCAATCTGTTTCTACTGTTGGAGTTTATAATCTTCCAGTTCCTTTTGTCCGTGAACATGCTGCTCAATTTTATAATTATTTGATTGGTCTTTGTCGTGTTCTTCGTTATGATTATATAAATGATTATATTTATATATTTACTAATTCTGATACAATACAAACTAATATTAATTTTATTGTTGTCAAATCTCCTTTTGAATATCCTCATTTAATTAAAACTGAAACTGTTGAATCTGCTGGAAGTTTTTCTGATACAGATTATGATGATAGCGAAGAATTAGATGATAATGAATTTCTTCTTCCGGAAGATATGATTGGTAATATTAAGGATATTATTTTTAAACGTAATTTGCTTAATGTTGCTCGTGAAACAAATGAAACTCCTGTTGAAAATATTATTAGATAAGTTATGATTGCAGATATTGATATTAAACATTATTATGCTAAATTTATAGAACAATCTAAATCTGAATACGAAGATAATAAAAAAGAATATGATGATTTAGTTGGTATTAAAGGAAAACTTTATAGAAGTCTTAATGATAAAATTGATATTATTAATAGTTTCTTTGAATTAGAATTATCTTCTCTTGATAATGATGAAGAAATATTAGTAGTTGATTATGATGCTATTCGTAATAAAGTTAAAACTTCTGGTTTTATTCAATCTGATTCTTCTCATAAAGTTACTGTTCTTAATTTTATTCGTTACGTTCAAACTACTAAATTAATATACGGTAAGAAAAAACAACTTGAAGTTGCTAAGATTCGTAAAACGATTAATATTACTGATTATAAAAAACTTATTTATAAGTTTTATAATTATGGTGTTGCTAAATGTATTCTTGAAGGAAATGGATATAAATTTGCTGGCGGTTTAGGAACTATTGTTTGTAATCGCTGGAAAGTTCTTTCAGATAAGAAAGTTATTGATTTTCATGCTACAAACAAAAAGAAAAAAGAAATTATTGCTGCTGGTTTAAAACCTTATGATAAAGAAGAAGCTGAAATATATAAACTTCGTGGAATGAAATATAATGGAGTTGATTATAAAGTATTCAAAAGTAATGATTACTATTATGAATTTAAACTTATAGATAATAATCGTTATCATTCTGTTAATGTTAAATTTGTTCGTAAAGATAGATTTCCTAAAGATTTTAGCGGTAAAAGCCATAAAGAAATAGCTGAAGCCTGTAAATCTATTGATGATATTTATAGACTTAAAGCTGATATTAGATGTAAACTTATGATTCTTCTTCATTATGAACCTATGTCTTATCTTAATTTTATAAGAAATGCAGAACAAAATGAACATAACGTTGGAGCACATAATAGCAAAAATCGACAACGATTTCAATCCTGATAATAGCGATTGGATTGCTCGTGTTCCTGCATGGTGTGTTGAGGCTATGTCTCAACTTAAAGTTCTTAGAACTGAATATAAAACTCGAAAGCTAAACGTAGAAAACCGTATAGCTCACAGCCCTTGTCCTATTACTAATAGCAAGGGTTTTGCTGTTTATGACCGTAATGGTTGTGAAATTAAAAATCTTAATTATAATAAGAAATATAATCAATGTTGTAGTTCCTCTACGGGGGGTCGGGACGGTATAGATAATGAAATGTTAAGTCCGTCTGATACTATTTATATTACTGATACAGGCGTTGATAGAACTCATTATCGAGCTGTTGCTGAACATGTAAATACAGACGATTTTAATAAACGTCATGCCGTTGCTGACCAATTCATATCCCCCGTAGAGGATAGAAGAAATTATGTTATTATTGATAATAATACTATTGAATTAAATTTTGATACTGAGTTTATTACTATTCGTAATCTCGAAATAGCTACTGAACATAGTAATTATTTTAATGGAGAAATACCGGTAGTTCCTAATAATGGACTTCTTATTGAAGCTCTTGCTTATTATTGTATGTATAAGATGTTAACTCGTGGTATGAAACATCCTGTATTTAATCTTGCTGCTTCTCAATACGGAACTAATCCTTATTATATGTGGATGCAATTAAAAGATAAAGCTAAGGCTTCTGTTATTGCAGATAATCAAGGAATTAATGGTTATGATGGAGATGCTTGGAGAAAATATTTTTATAATTATACATTTCCTAAATAATTATTGTTATGAAAATAAGTCAAAAACTTAATTTTGATAGTCCTTATGAAAATCTTAATGAAGGAGATTTAGTTCATGCTGGAAATATAATGATTGATAAAGATACAGAAACTATTTGTAATGAGTTAGGGCTTATAGATTATTATCTTCATGCTGTTAATGCTAAAATAGTTGGTCATATTGAATGTAATGAAGAATTTATAGTTTTCTTTGATAATAATGATATTTATCGTATTAATGTTAAAAAAGCAATAGGCAATAACAATCCTGTTAAAGTTAATATTAATTGGCATTGGTGTGGTGGAGAAGTTTTTGGTACTTATACATATAATGTTAATAATGAACTTATACTTTGCATTAGCGAACTTAATCCTACTACCGATTGTCCTCTTAAAAGTATTAATCTTGATAAAGATGTAGACTTAAAAAACTATACTGTCGATAATGATGAATTATATACTGAATTAGCAACAGCTCCTATTTGCAATTTTGGTAATGTTAGACTTGTTAACGGCAATCGTATTAAAAAAGGTACTTATGTATTTTTTATACGTTATTGGATTGATGATTATTATAATACTATTTGGTTTCCTATTGGTTATCCTGTTCAAGTAACGGATTTAGAAGCTCTTACTACTCCTAAAACAGTTTTCAATTATAATGCTGGTGACGGTAAAGGTAGTGGTAAAATTCAAGATTATTATTCAGAAGACGATGATTATACTAATACTAATCTTCTTGTTCAAGTTCGTATATTTACTGATACAAGACAGAATTATACTAAATATCAGCTTGCTGCTATTGTAAATGGAAACGCTTCTACCGAAGCTGTTGTTTGGAATAAGAAAAGTATTGGTACTATGGTTGAGTTTACAATTGATAATAGTTTTGAAACTATGTCTCTTGAAGAACTTACCAATGAAGCTTTTAATTTTTATAATGTTAAAACTCTTGATAATTATCGTAATAGAGTTTATCTTGCTAATTATAAAATTGCTAATAAAAATAAACCTTTTATAAACGAAACCGACTATGGACAGCTTCTTGCTAAAATGGGAGATGTTGTTATAACAGCTGTTGATAGAGATGAAGGTAATTATCCTGAAGTTAGTGAAGCTATTAATTTCTTTAAACCTAAACCTGGTCGTCGTGGAGTTTATTGTTTCTTTGTTCATTATGTTTATGCAAATGGAACTTATACAGATGGTGTTCCTATTTTAACCGTTAATAATGGAACTCCTACTGTTGATGGTACAAAACTTACTTGTACTATTTTTGGAAGCGATAATAATAGATTTTGCCGTTGTGTTTGTCCTGCCGATAAAATCGCTCTTGGTGGAATTGTTTTTGAACATATTCCTATGCTTGAAGGTTTTGTTGGCTATTTTATTAGTTATGCTGAACCTGAATATGTTGAGATTGGTAGTGGTTTTATAACTCAATCTGATAAATATCTTTATGATGTTAAAGGACAAAACACTGGTAGTGCTGATAGTCCTTGTCGTTTTAATTATCCCGAATTTAGTATTGTTGGTGGCAAAACTGATGCCAATAAAATAAGCGAAGTTTGCTATTTCCAATATACTGATGATGGTAATTTTAATGCTCGTCTTAATAAACCATCTGCTGCTAACTCAACAATTAATATTAATTCTACTTCTATACTTCCACCTAATAGTTTTGATAATATTGGTAAAGAGGGTACTCTTAAAATTCAGCTTTCACATGGTTTTAACGACCATCATGGTACTACTCTTTGCGATGTTTATACCGATGATTATTCAGACTTTTATAGAGATGCAGATAAAAATCTTATTTCTCTTGGTTATATTGAATACGTTAAAGAATATGACCCTAATGCTAATTATACTTATGGTAAATCTACTGTAAAAGTTAATAATGCTACTGTTAAAGTTAATTATGCTTGGAATTATTATTGGAATGTTAGTACAATATTTACTTTTCATCCTCATGGTATTATCTTTAGTGATGTAGATTGGAATCCTTATGATGCTACTATTGGAACTAAGTTTTATGATAGTAGTGATACTGTTGCTAATAAACCTTTGATTTATTCTTTTACTTTTGTTCACGAAAGCCATTATTTCCTTATGGGGAAGAAAGTTAATATGTCTCCTCGTACTGTTTATTATAATTATAGTAGTGGTTCTGAAAATACTCAAGGTTCTAACCTTATTATAGACCCTTCTCGTATTAACGATTTGTATAATCTTACTTCTAATTATTATTCTTTTTATCGTCGTCTTATTATTAATTATAATAAAACTAATGAACTTTATAAGCGTGAACAATATTCTAAAACTATTTATCGTACTAACGTTATAGGTGACGAAAGCGTTGTTAATGCTTGGAAGCATATATCTCCTGAAAGTTATAAGATTATAAGTGAGAATAAAGGTGATATTACTAATATTGTTGCTGCTGGTACTTATCTTCTTGTTCATACAGAGAAAAGTCTTTTTGCTTTTGATATTAATAATGAACTTAAAACAAATGAGCAAACAGTTCAGATGCTAATGCCAGATGTATTTGAAGTTGATTATAAAGAGGTCTTTACTACTAAATTTGGTATTTGTGGTTTCCAGGATTTTATTTCTTATATTAATGGAGACTTTGGTTATATCTTTTATGATTCTAATGCTCGTAAGTTTTATAAATTTGATGCTGGTTCTGTTGAAGAAATTAATAATGATATAAGTAAGTTTATTGAAGCTTATGCTGCCGACCGTATTTATATTGGTTATGATTCTGCTAATGCTCGTCTTTTATTTAACTTTATGAAGAAAGATTCCGTTGGTGCTTGGAAATCTTGTATTCTTAGTTACAGTCTTTATAATAATGATTGGCTTAGTACTCATAGTTATACTTCTAATTATAAATTTGTTAGTCTTAAAGATAACTTTTATCTTATAGATTTTACTAATAGTCATTATCGTATTCGTCAATTTGTTAAAGACGTATATAACGAATATGGAGATGATACTTTAAATGAATTTATGAACAATGAACTTATTGATGATAAGACTTGTTCTTATGTTGATGTTTATTTTAATTCTACTAATCCTAATGATATTAAGATTGTTAACTTTATAACTTATATTCTGAATAAAGAAAAAGATGATAATTTTGATGTTCTTGGTTGTTATCTTTATACTAATTGTTGTTATTCAGATTATTGTAATCTTAAAGAAGAACGTGCTTCTGTTGCTGAATATAAAAAACCAGTTTATGAATTTGGTCGTTGGAACTATAATTGGTTTTATAATAAACTTAAAAGTTATAAAGAACAAGAAATATTTGTACGTATTACTGGCAAATATAATACTGAACTTGAATTTAATAAAACTGCTGTTGATGCCAAACTTATGGTAGGCAAATATGCTATTGTTCGTTTCGTTTTTAGAAATACTAATAAGAAAGTTTTAATTAAAGATATACAAGCATACTTTAATAAATAGATATGAAAAGAGAATATTATAATAGAGATAAGGCTTTTATAGGTGCAGCTATTGGTGCTGTTGGTGGAATTATTGGCGGCATATTTGGTAATAAAAAGAAAAAGAAACAAGCTGCTGCTCAAGCCGAAGCAGAAAGAATAAATGCTCTTAATCAACAAAATGCTATTGATGCTCAATATAGAAATCAACAAGCTGCTATTGATGCTCAGTATGAACAAAATGTTTTAAATGTTAGAGCACAAGAAGAACTTAATCGTCAGCAAAATGAACTTGCTGCTAAGAAGACTGGTATCGAAAACGCTGCCGGTCTTACTGCTTTATATGCTAATCAATCAGAACTCAATAAAGAATTTCGTAATCGTTTTATGAAATGTGGTGGTAAACGTAAAGTTCGCAAATGTGGTGGAAGAACTAAAGCAGCTTGCGGTACTAAAGTTTCAAGTAAAGGCAGAACCAAAGCTGGTCTTGGAACTTTTATAAATTCATCTGCTGGACAAATACTTGACAATGCTATTGGTGGTATTAGTTCTGGTATAGGAAGTATATTTGCTAATACAGGTCCAACTTATACCCCTACTTCTAAAGTTCTTAAATATCGTACTAATACTTATAGAACATATAAACCTGCTGAGTTAGAAGTTTATGATGGTATTACTGATAAATTTAATGCTCGTAAAGTTGGAGAAAATACTGGAACTTATGTTAATGCTCAAAGTAATGTTAATAATATAACTGCTATGAATACTCTTGGTCAAAATCCTACTGCTGCTATTACTGCTGCTACACAATTACAGTCTCCAAAATACGTTTGTGGCGGCGGTAAAAAAGTACGTAAACTTAAACGTAGATAGTATTTGTTTGCTCGTCATGGCATTTTCATATACGAAATGATTAATATATCACGATTTAGATTGCGTGCTGTGACGAGCCTTAAAATAGCTAAATAAAAATTATTGACATGAAGAAAAATAAAGCTAAAAATGGTATTATAATTAATGCTGGTAATGGAAATTATATACCTAATATTGTTCGTGGTGGAACTGCTATTCCAATTGGTAAGAAAAATTTCTATTATATGCAAGGTAAAAAGCATGAACAAGGTGGTATAGATATTGGTAAAACTGCTAAAACTGGTCTTGAAGTTGAGGGAGAAGAAGTTATGCAAGTTACTCCTAAAGAAGTTAGAGTTTATTCTTCTGTTCCTTTCCTACGGGGGGTCTCACCTGCTGATTTAGTATTAAATGGAGCTGATGCCGATAAAGTTTTTGCTGCACAAGAAAATTATAAAGATCGTAACAGAATTAATGATGATGGTACTCGATACAAATGTGGTGGGAGAAAACGTAAATTTATTGGTGGCGATGTAACTAAACAAATTGCTACCAATAAAAATGATTTTCTTGATACTTGGAATACTGCTCGATTAGCTACTGGTCGTTATAATAATCAATTAGGAAATGGAAAACTTGAACGTCAAGCCGAAAGTCGAAATTCTGCTCGTGAATTTCATTCTCCAATAGCGTTTTCTATGAATTATGGCAAACGTGCTACTGTTAGAACTCCTTCTATGAGCGATATTGATTATCACAAAGAAGTTGCTCGTAATGCTCAAAATATGAAGCTTCGTCTTAATAAAACTGAAACAGGACAAGGAATAATTGGCGGAGCTTATCATGCTCCTACTCATAGCAGTTATATTAATCAAGAAGAATTTAATAAAGATAATACTGTACGCACTCATGAAAATGCTCATGCTTCTAAAGCTGTTGAACAAGAACAAATAATAAGTAATATTATTGGTAGTAATGATAAATCTGATTATCTTCGTCGTCCTACTGAAATTTATTCTCGTTTAATGCAATTTCGACAAGCTAATAATATTAATCCAAATACTGTTTATGACAAAAATAGTTTTAAAGAATTAAAAAAGAAAGCCACTGATTATAATTTAATAAATACTTTTAAAGACGAAGAAGTTATTGATTTGCTCAATAATGTTGCTATGAACAATGATCCTAATAAAATTAATTCTAATAATTATAATTTAAATAATGTTCCTGTATATATGGCAAAATATGGAACAAAACAAAAATGTAATATGAAAAAAATTATTTCTATAAACGGTAATGTAAAAAATGGTTTACTTCATACCCCATCTGCTAATACTTTTCAATATGGTGGAAAAAGAAAACCACGTTTTAATGGTAGTTATTCTAAACCTGGATTGCATAATCTTAGTTTGCTTGCTTCTGCTTTAATACTTCCTAAAGGTACTATTAATATTGAAGAAGATAAACCTATTCGATATAGTAAACTTGAAGCTCATAATAGATTAGTTACTGCTGATACTTCTCAAAAACCTTTATATGAGAAAAATGATAATACTACTGTTGCTCATGTTACTTCTGAAAGAGAAAGACGTACTCGTAAATATGCTTATGGCGGTGATAATAAACCAGGTACTTATAAAGGTAAACAATTGAATCAATTACCTTTTGACCCTGATGGGCTTTATATTCAACAAGCTGATGAATTTGGTGATATTGGTTATGTTAAAGTTGAAGATGGAGAATGGATTAATGAAAATAGACAACCTCAACAAAATGATACTACTAAACGAAAACCAATTAATATAGATAGTATTGCTAATGCTAAAAGAAAAGAAACCGCTGATTGGATTATTGATAAATTTAATTCAAAACCTCGTAATTATGTAGATGGTGTTACAGGTGCTACTCCAGTTATTAAACAAAATAATAAACCTATTAAACAACTTACTCGAAATATTGTTAATGGACCTACAAATAATCCTCCTACTTATAAAAAAAATGGAGAAACTCATTATTTTGTTGAAGCTCCAAAAGTAGATTATGATAGTGGAACTAATCTTGCTGATTTACAAAATCTTCTTAATCTGATACCCCGTAAGGGATCTAATCAATCAAGCTCATCCTCTACGGGGGGTGTTAATAATAGAACCACTAAACCGACTAAATCTACTGTTCAAAGAATTAATAAATTAGCTCCTGCTACTAATTCTGAAATGGCTGGATTAGAAATAGGTTTAACTCCTATGCTAAAAAATAATTTTGCTGATAGACTTACTAAGCATGCTGTTGACGATTATAATGTTATGCCATTACAAGATGATATAGCTAAAACTCGTAATACTGATAATATTCTTTTGGGTATTAATCTTGGTAGTTCTGTTTTGGATGCTGTAATAGGAAATATTTATGCTAATCAAATGCACGGGTATAATGCTCCTGAAATAACTGCTCCTACTATTAGTAATCCTGGAGAAATTAAACTTAATGAAGAAGATTTAAAAGACATTCCTGCTCCTATTTTAATGGCGGCTGCTAAATTAAAAACTCGTTATAATGCCAACCCTCAACTTAGTAAGATAGAAGATGAAACACGTCGTATAATGGGAGAAATAGACCGTAATACTTCTAATAGTCGTGTTGCTCTTGCGCGTAAACAACGTGCTGCTTTGCAAGGTCAACAAGCTAAGAATGAAGTTTATGGACGTAAAGAAAATATTGAAACTGAATTAATTAATAAAGATAAACTTAATCAGCAAGAAGTTACTGCTCGTAATCTTGCTCGTTATGACCAATATAATCAAGCTCTTGCCGCTCAACGAGCTAATCGTGCAAGACTTAAACTTGCTGCTGATACTGCAAATATACAAAACAAACTTGCTGTTAATACTGTTAATGCAAATCTTAAATCTCAAGCTGATAGATTTAATGCTACTAATAGAATTAATCAACTTATACATCAAGCTGGTATTGATGCTGCTAAAGCTGAAGCACGTTCAAATATATTTAGCGGTATGTTAGGTAATATTGGTAGTGCTCTTAATACTTGGAACAGAAATAAACGTCAAGCTAAACTTGATGAAGAAACTCTTAGAGTTCTTGGTTTGCGTGCTCCTAATGCAAATAAACTTGTTCTTAGTGCTCTTGGTTATTAATTTTAAAACAATATAAATATGCCTTTTGGTAGTTTTAAATCAATAGATTATAATTATGTTCCTAAACATAATTTGGAAGTTATAGGTCAAACTTATGACTATCTTCAACAAAGACATGATGCTGCTGTTGCTCAAGAAAGTGCTTTAAAAAAGCAAATTGGCGAACTTGAACTTAATGCTCAAGAAGATGAATTTAAACAAACACTTATTAATAGTATTGAAAATAAAATTCAAGATGCTGTTGTAGGAGATTTTAAAGGTTATGCTCTTGACGAAATAATTGCCGAAGCTGGTAATGTTGCTTCTGACCCACGTGTTATTGGACGTCTTCGTGCTCAACAACAATATAAAACTTATCATGATAATCTTAATGCTCGTACTGATTTATCAGAAGATTATAAAAATTATTATCGTCAAGTTAATACTTATCATTATGAAGATAAGTTAGATGCTGCTGGAAATATAATTGGTGGTACTGAATGGAAACCGGAAAAACAAGAAGTTAGTGAAGTACCTACTTCTGTTATTTATAATGAAGCCTTGAAAATTGCTCAAGCTGATGCTGGCGGTGGAGAAAGTTATAGCTTTCTTGATGTTAATGGTAATCCTACAAGTGATTATACTAAATCTGCTACTGGAGAAATGTTTATGAAAAGTGGCAATAAATGGGAAAGACTTAGTGAAGATAAGCTTCAACACGCCATTGATGCTGCTATTGAGGGAACTCCTGGCGCTAAAGCAAGTCTTCAACAAGATTATGATATTGCTCTTTGGAAAGATAAAACTCAATCTAAGAATGCTGATGTTCGCGATAATAACGGCAATCTTATGAATTATGACGAGTTTATTAATCGTCGTTTTAATAACTTTAAGAAAGCTGCTGCTTATAACAGAAGTTATAGTACGTCTGAATTTGGTACTGCTTTAGCTTCTGCTAAGAAAATTGCTGCCGCAAGCGGTGGTGTTGCCAATGATAATAATTTTGCCAATGTTATAGTAGATGGTGCTCCTCTTGTTGCCAAAAATGAAAGTGCTATAGAAGCTCGTGCTAATATTCAAAATAGTAAATCTACTATTGCAGATATATTTTCTCGTAATGGTGTTCAAGGAGATATTAATTCTATGGATACTGCTGCTCTTCGTCAACATGCTAATTCGTTACCAAATAGTCCTGAAAAACTTGAAGCTCTTAATGCTATTAAAGCTATTGAAGATAACACTGAATTTATGAATAAGATTCTCGGAGTTAATGCCGGTACAGAAGCTGGTAATGCTTTTGAAACTTATACTGCTCTTAGTTCCGGAACTGATATTCCTGATAATCAATTTAGAAATGGTGTTAATCAATACATGGATGCCATATTTGATGAGAACACTTATGCTGTTAGACAATATCTTAATGATGATGAATATACTACTCTTGTTAAAAATTTAGGTGGAGATAATGCTCTTAAATCTTTAGGTATTAGAATTGGTAGAGAAAATGGTATGCAATATGTTGAGCTTCCTCGTCAAGCTAAAAATAATACATTTAATTTCTCTAAAGCTGTAAGAGATGCTCGTAATCAAAATACAAATTTATTTAAAGAAATGATACAAATGCCAGGACGTGCTCTTCGTGGTCTCGGTTTTATTAATTATGATAAGACTAAAACAGTTCCTAATGCTGTTAAGATTGGTAAAAATGGAGAAAAAATTCTTGATGTTACTCCTACTGAATTATCTGCTCAAGGAACTGATTACGGTAGCAATACAAGTTTAGGTGGTATTATGAATAATTTTGCTAATTTTGGTGATGATTTAAATCGTAATGCTGAAGCTATTATTCAACAAGATGTAACAATGCCAACAGAAATTATTGCTAATGTTAGTCCTACTCATGCACAAGCTGAATATAATCTTAAACATGGTATTGGCAAACCGGAAGATAATAAACGTATTATGGATATTGAAGAAGAGAGATTTAAACAAGCTCTTGGTAATATAGATTTTACTCAAACTCCTAATACTTATATTTATGATGAAGATACTTCTACTTATCGAGAAATGGATACAGAAGAAGAAATGAAATATACTAATATCATTGCTAACGCTAAAGAAAACCTTACTGTTAATGGTATTACGTATTATGCTGATGGAAGTATTCGTTCTGCTGTTACTATCAAAGACCCGAAAAACCCCGAAAAAGCTCCTAAGCGTATTCAATTTGGACTTAATCCTGTTATGTCTAAAGATTGGTTAAATGATACTAACACTAAAGCTGGCATTCGTTTATCTAAACTTCGTAGTTATAAATACGATTATAATATAGGAAATAGTCCTTATACTTCCAATATCGGTAAATATCAAATTGATAGCGATTTAAATCTTATTAATAAAAATAATAATAAAATTATTCGTCAACTTACTCCTATTGAAGCTCAAGATTTAATAGAAAAGGGTATTCGTCTTGATGAAGCAGCTAATGCTTATGTAACAGGTCAAGTTACTGATATTAATTATTTAGCTGCTATTATTAATAATGTTGCTGAATCTTATTCTAAATATTTATATAATACTACTGATTATAAACGAAATATTGCTAACGCTATTGGTAATAATTTAACTGAATATAGATAATATGGATGTACTAAAATTTTTGAGAGAGGGAAATAAAGTTCCTAATCCTGAATATAATCCTAAAACTAAAAAGGGGGCTACACAGCCCCCATTCTTTGTTAATACAGACCCTGATGCTGATGCAAAAAATAGACTTCTTAGTGTTATTGCAGAGGGTCGTAGTTATCGTAATGCTCCTATTAATCTTAATCCAGATGAGTATGCTCCGTATAATGTCTTTGTAAATAATATTGATACTCAAGAAGAACTTGATAAAGAACGTGCTACTAATCAAAGCGAATTTATGCAAGCAATAAATAGTGGTGGTCGTACTCTTAATCAATTAACTGTTGGTACTGTTTTAGGAGCCGCTGATTTAGCATCTGTAATTGTTGACGCTATAGACAAAGACGGTTTTAATTATGAAAGACCGAAAGTTGTTCAAGCTATATCTGATTTTAAAGATGCTATTGATAAAAGAATGCCTATTTATAGAGAAAATCCTAATTCTGCTTTTGATGTTACTGATGTTGCTTGGTGGGGAGAAATGATACCATCTATTGTTACAAGTGTTAGTTTAGCTGTTCCTGGCTATGGAGTTTCTAAAGCAGCTTCTATGTTAGGAAAAATTCCTTCTCTTAATAGAATGACAACCAAAGCCGCTAATATTCTCAAACTTACTCAAAAAACTCGTGATATTATTAGTACCGGAGCAAGTATGACTACTAACGGTGCTACAATGAGATTGCTTGAAAATTATCAAGAAGCTGTTCAAACCAAAGATGATGCTAAACAATTTGCTAATCAACAATTGGCTTCAATGAATGATGAGCAACGTGCTACTTTTATAAAAAATAATCCTCAATATATTGATAAGTCTGATGAAGAAATTGCAGAAGATATTGCAACTAATGCCGCTGGAGAAACATTTGTTACTGATTGGCTTAATTTAGGTTTTGATATTGCTCAATTATATGGACTAAGAAATCTTGTTAAATCTTCTCTTGTTCTTAGCAAAAGTAGTAAACTTCGTAATCTTAATAATAAAGCTGCAAAACAATTTGGTATGACTGCCGATGAAATTGCAGCTTCTAATGCCGCAAGTTTAACTAAACTTGAAAAAGCTCGTACTTTAGTAAACAATCTTGGCTATGATATTGTTCACGGTGCTCGTAATGAATGGACTGAGGGAGTTGAAGAAGCTATAAACTATATAGCTCAAAATAAAGGTATGGAACTTGCTAAACTTGCTTTTGATAAAAATACTGATACTAAAACTTTAGGAGATTATCTTTCTGATGCTCACATGTGGGAAAGTGCTTTTTGGGGTGTTTTAGGCGGTGTTGCTTTTACCGGAATAGCTGGCAAAGCTGGAGAAATTTATAACCGTAAATTTAATAAAGAGTTTGTTGCTGGCGAAAAACAACGTGAACAAGAAATAACTAATCGCGCTCTTCTTGCTCAGCAATATCAAGAACAAATGTCTGCAATTAACAACAATAAAAATCCGTTTAATGTAGACAATAAAGGTGAAGCTACTGAAATTCAAAGTGAAGCTGAAAAAGAACTTCTTAAAGATATTGCTCGTAAGAATTATAGTTCTGCTTTAGCTATTAATGCTATTAATACAGGTAATATGGATTTCCTTGAAACTTATATTGATAGCGATGAACTTCGTACCGGTTATGCTAAAAAGTTTGGTCTTAGTAATGAAGAAGCTACTAAATTTCAACAACAAGTTAAGAACGATATAAAACAAACTAAAGATTTATATCTTAATTCTGTTAATAAAGCTCTTAAATTTGGTGCTTCTATGAATGTTGCACAAATAATTGCTAAACAACATATTGATGCTAATAATACAAATGATTATAATAAACAAATTAATCAATATGCTGAAAATCTTTTCAATGAAAAAGTTGCTTCTAATCAAAACATTAATCCAGAATATTTTGCTGCTGTTGAAAATTTAGTATATGCTAATAAACTTACTACTATTCGTAATCATAAATCTTTACTTCAAGCATCTGAACAGAACGATGATGTTCGTAATATGATTGAGCAAATAGATAATGAAATTTCTTATCTTGAAAATAATGCTCCTGCTGGATATGATTTTAACGATAAAGAAAATGAAGCTAAGGCTAAAGAATTTAGAGATAAATATTCAGAAGAATATAATATTACTTATAACAAATATAGAACTAATATTAATATTAAGTTAGATAGAGCCAATGCTCGTGATACTGACGCTGATTTTAAAAAGCAAGTTAATCATTATATGAACGTTTTTGATAAATCTCGTAGAAAGATTATTAATAATGCTCTTGAAGAATATGGTCAACTTTATGATAAATATGGCGATAATATTAATGATGAAAATACTATTGAAGATGCTGATAAAAAGAAACTTGATACTTTGAAAAAAGTATTTGTTTCTTCTGATATTAGTAATTCAAGAATTAATAATTTTATCAATAATAGAAAGAAAAAGAAAGAATTCGCTGATGAATATAGAGAAACTGCTGATGATATAGTAGAAGAAAATATTGGAGAAGAAATTAATGCTGATGCTCCTATTGATACTACTGTTGATAAAGAAGAAAAAGGTAAAACTGAACCAAACCAATCCTCTACGGGGGGTCTCAAAGAAGCTATTAATGAAGCTGCTGGAACTACTGAATCTGCTGGAACTACTGCTACTACTGAACAGCTATCCACTGGTCAAACTTCTGCTGAATCTGCTGGAACAGAAACTCCTGCCGATAATGAAACTCCGCAAGGAACACCCCCCGTAGAGGATAAGACCAATGAATCTGCTACTTCTCAAAAAGTTTGGGATGACTTTGCTGTTAACGATTTTGCTCTTGAATGGATTGGTATTAATATTCCCGATATTCTTACTGAAAATGCTGAAACTATAATGGCATATTATGATAAATATATTCATGATGCTATCGCAAATGGTATTGATAAAGAAACTGCTGATGTAGTTTGGTATAGTATTATGAATGGTCTTTATGGAGACGAACTTGCTTATGATAATCAAGGAACTCGAAATAGTGCTATTGATGATAACGATAAAACTATGTTGCGTGCAGCGATGCTTGCGATAATGAATCGTAGAATTGGTAATCGTGGTAATATAGAAAATGTTATTAAACGTTTTGTTGAAACTGCTAATGAGAATGGTATTACTTATGGTGTTGATATTGACGGCAAGATTTATTTTAATATAGAAGATTTAGTCTCTTATATTTATGATATGTCTAATGTTGATGTTATTGCTCAATATCTATTTGACGAAATAAGTAAATATATTCTTAGCGATGATAATACTAAATATGTTGCTACTGATGATGAATCAATGACAAGACTTAATCGTGAAGCTAAAACTAATCGTATTAAACGCCATGCCGAAATTCGAGCTAATTGGTTAGTAACTAATCCATTTAATAATATTAATGTTGATGGTATTGATACTAATGAAGAACAATATGTAAATATTACTCAGCTTCAACCTGGTGAAGAACTTATCGGCAAAGCAAGTAATGGTCGTATTTATATTGGTCGTAAGAATGGAGCAACTATTGGTTATATGGGTATTCCTCGTTATGACGAAAATACAGGAATGCTTAGTCATGTTAATCGTGGTTGGAAATACGATATTATTGTTGATAGTAATGCTGGCGTTCAATGTAAGTTTAAAAATTATGTTTTAAATGTTATTAATAACAAGAAAGATGTTGTTGCTAAATCTGTAAAACTTAATCAAATTATATATCAGCTTAATAGTAAAGGCGAAGATGTTAGAAATAATGAAGAAGTTAAACGTCTTGTAAAAGAAATACTTCCACTTATTAATAACAAAGAACTTGCTGTTTATAATGAGAAAGATGATGATGCCGTATTCGATTTAGTGAAACATTTTACTGATATAGTTGGTGTTGCTATTATGCATCCCGATGATATTGTTGGAAACGTAAATAATTGGTTTGATAAAATTGCTGGTAGTTTTGTTCAAACTTACGAATTTGCCCGTAATAAAACAAAAGGAACTTTTAGAGTTGCCGATGTTAGTAAAGGTAATATAGTTTTGAAAGATATTGCCGATAATGATATTCGCGAAGTATTTGATGGTTATAACGAAGATAAAGTAAAACTTGCTACTGTAACAAGTGCTGCTGGTATTCAAATTAATGATGAAAATGATTTACGAATAAATAGAGAGTTTGTTAAGAGTAATCTCGTTGGTACGTCTTTCTTTGCTATAATGGATGGTCATGGCGGTTATGATATTGCTCAAATAGCTAAGCCTCGTTTTGAACAACTTCAAAATAAAGAAGCTAAAGAAATTCGTGCTGCTCTTCAAAAAGAAGTATTTAATATAATTCAAGATTGGATTGAAAATAATCCTAAAGTTGATGATGTTATGGAGCGTCTTAATCAACTTATGGGTAAGTCTGGAATGTTTGAAGGAATTAAAGCTAATAAAATTGCTAACGGAAATATTATGATTGGTTTTACCACTCGTAACGATGGCAATACTTCTATTAAAAATAATAATATATTTCATGGACTAATAATCTTGAATGAAGCTAATGGAACTCGTGGCCGTAATGTTAGTTATAATACTGATATAAATTTAATTAGAAATCGAAGTAGTCAAGCTGGTGCTACTGCTCCGACTTATAAATATTCGTCAAGAATAGATTTTATTCGTACTAATAGAGAATTTATTAATTGTATTGACAGTCTTTGTGATAACGCTAATATTAATATTCCGTTTGCTTTTGCTAAAGATAAAACATTTAATACAATTGACGGAAAATATATTAGACGAGAAAATAATAAAACTATTATTGAAGTTGGTGGTTATAAAAAAGAATATGATAGTTATCAACAATTCCTTGTCGAGAACGGTTTAATTAAAACTAAACTTGATAAAGATAAAAATAGCGCTAACTATACTAAAAATAAATATGTTGGTGTTAATATTCGTTTTGATGTAGCTACTCCTATTACAACCAAAAAACAAATTGTTGATTTAAATAGCAAATTTGATTCTGATGAATTAGTTAATCGTCTTAATCAAAATACTACTGTCGCTGATAGTTTTAGAGCTATATTTGCAGGAAATGAAGTTGCATTAAATAAACTCAATGCTCTTGATAATATTGGTATTATACCTAAATTTATTAATGTTCAATCAAAACTGACTGATGAAGCTGGTAATGAAGTTTATGCTCAATATAATCCTGCTACAAATGAAATAGATATTAATGCTAATCAATTTAATAAACAAAGTTATAATTGGGCTTTACGTAGAATAGTACATGAAAATCTTCATCAACAACTTAATAATGTATATTCTCGTAAAGATGCTCTTGATAAATTAGAAATAATATACAATGTTTATGAAAAATATGTTCGTGAAAATCATCCTAATGAAGATGCTTATACAAGATTCTTAAATATTCGTGCTGATAAAGTTCTTGCTCTTGAAGAATTTGTTGTTGAAAGTTTAACAAATCCTTTATTGATTAGAAAACTTAATGAAATAAATGCCGATGGTGCTGTTCTTAAAAATAAAACCGATAAGTCTTTGCTTCGTAAATTACTCGAAGTTATAATGGATATTATTGGTATTAATGTTAATAAAGGAAGTCTTCTTGAACAAGAACTTGATATTCTTAATGATATAGCTGCTAAAGACGATTCTGACACAGCAACAATAAGACCCCCCGTAGAGGATGAGATTGGTCGTGTTGCTTCTCCAGAGCCTCTTGCTAATGATGATTTTACTGATATTGATAATACTGATTTTAATGATACCGACTTTGAATTTACTGATGATGTATTTAGTGCTGTTAGTGAAGATTATATGGCAGACAATATAAACGACTTTATAAACGGTTTGCCTGTATCATTGCAAGCCGATACACGTAAAATGCTTGACGATGGCAGTCTTACAATGTATTGCGAATAGGATTGTTCAGTATAAAACGAAAGTCGCTTAGAACGAAGAAAAACAGCCTTGTCGAGTGTGTAAGTATATTTTACTTCATGCTCGACAATGCTATTAATAACAATAAACATAATAATAGTATGAGTTGTACTGTTAAGATTACAAACAATGATAATCTCGACAATTTGTTAGCCGAAAGAGTTGGTCGAGGTTCTAAAGAATATATTGAACTTGCTTCTGTTTATAACAGTAAGAATTTCAAGAATTATATTGCTAATAACAATGTTGATGTTAATGATGTTAATACTATTTATGATGCTCTTGTTAATATGAGAAATAATACAACAATGAGTATTCGTAATATTATCAATAGAGAACAAACTAAATCCGCTGATGGTTTTAGTTCTTACACCGCTCGTATAGATGCTATTAATTATATTGCTTCAACAGCAAATCTTGTTTATTTCAATGATTTATTTAGTAATAAACGAAATATTAAAACTGTTCGTCAACTTCAAGCTTCTACGTTTGTTCGTATGCTTCAAACTTATGCTAATGCTGTTAAGAGAAGTAATCCTGGTAATACAGAATTAGCATCTGTTGTTTCTCAATATAGTAAAAATAGAAAATATAATGAACTTCTTAATTATCTTCAACAATATAATAAAGATAATGTTGCTTTACAAAATCTTTATACTGGAGTTAGTTATATTTTGAATAAAGATTTCTTTAATGAAGTTGCTAATAATAAAAATGTAGCTCAAATTAATAGTAGATTTAATGAAACTCCCGAAGATACTGTTAATGAAGATAGTTTAGATTTTGAAGAAAATGGAGAACTTGCTGCTGATGCTGTTGATGAAACTGATACTTCATTAAATCAATTAACTAATACTCTCGGAGTTATTCCTAATTATGAGGGACATATTGAAGAAATAGTTCGTGTATTTCTTAACGCTATTCCTAAACTTAAAACTACAAAACGAAGTATAACTAAAGATTCAAGAACTGGTAAAGACGTTACTGTTTACGATTATACTTTTAATGATAATCTTACTACTGTTGAATTTGAAGATTATTCTGTAATTAGTAATCTATTATTTACTAAAGTTAATAATGATAACTTTGATTCTTTTATGAATAGTCTTGAAGAAGTAGCTAATAATATATCTGGTGCTGAAAGTCTTATTTATATCAAAGATTATCTTACTAATAATAAACAGTTTGCTTATAAATTTAGAATGATTTTTAATCGTCCTATTCCTAATAAACAAGAAACTGTTATTACAGAAAAAGGTGCTCCGAGAACAGAAGTTAGTAACGAAAGTGCTAATCCTGTTAATGTTTTGTTTAATAAAATGAGTCTTAGTACTCGTAATATTAATATCAATAAAGCTGATAAACTTATTGCGCAATTAAATAAACTTTCTAAAACTGCTAAAGATAATCAGTTTCCTACTGCTGTTGAGAAAGATAATTTTGTTAACGAAGTATATAAAATAGCCAAAGTTCTTATTCCTGATATTACTCCTGATGCTATTAAAAAATATGCTGTTAAAGAAAACAGTAAATCAAATGCTGTTTATAATAATAGTAATCAAATCTATTTAGGTTTTATTAGCGGTTTAGTAAATCTTCTTGATGCTTCTAAAGTTTATAATACTGAAAGAAGTAATTATGAAAAAATGACTCAAGAACAACGTAATGTTTATGATACTCTTAATTCTTCTTTCTTTAGAGCCGTTGATATTCAAGCAATGAAATTGTTTGCCGAAAAGATTAATAAATATCTTTATATTCCGGTAAATCTTAATAGTCGTAATTCTGAAGGCAATCTTCAATCAGACGTTCTTAATCGTAATTATATTCTTACATTTAACGAAATACTTAATAGTGAAGAGGCTTGTGCTACTTATGCTAAAAAGAAATTTGCAGGAACTGGATATAATTATAGCAATATTCTTATCGAAAGAACCGCTGCTAATGGAGATATAATTCCTGGACTATTTAAAAAGAATGGCAATAATTATACTCTTACGGAATACGGTAAAGAATTAATGAGAATTAATTATTTTATCGGCAGTAATGACCGCAGAGATTATAGTCCTTATCTATATAAGAAGATGTCTAAAGGTGATTACTTTATGACTAATCTTATTGAATATCTTGCTTCTGAAAATCATAAATATAACATTGGTGGCAAAGAACAAAATATTCGTTTTACTAATATGTTTCTTAGTATTCCATCTGATGCTTCTAATCAATTTAGTTTTAAATATCCTCTTATTAATCTAAAAGGATTATATACTGTTAATGAAGATAAAACTCGTACTTATAATCCTAATCATCCTTTATTTACTGCTTTCAGAAATATAATTTATCAAGAAATTCTTGATGCTTATAATACTTATAAGTCTATATTTGAAGAAAGTGCTGGTAACGGTTTTGCGTTTAAAAGAAATAATAATGGCGACGTTGTAATTCGCAGTGATTATGACGAAAGTAAAATGTACGAAAACTATGAAAAGAAAGTTTATAAAGACGAAGATGGAACAGAATACAAAGGTGTATTTCATAAAGATAAAAGAACTGGTAAATATATTCTTCACGGGAATGTTGTTCGTCTTTCTGAATTGGATACTAAGTTTGCTACCCTCGATTTGTATGATAATCTGCTTGGAAACGATAAAGTTATAGATATTCTTTATGGTCGTTCTGATACTGCTGATGGTACAGGAGTTAGAGTTTCTAATGGTCAATTAATTCTTAATGCTAAACAAAATCAAGCCATTAACAATGCTGTTGAGCAATTTATTTCAAGTTATCTTCAACGCGGAGTTGCTAATCTTCGTGAACAATTTGATACTTATCTTAATGCTATAAATGAAAATAATCGTCAAGTTCAACAAGATATTAAATCTAATAGATTTAGCAAAGATGCTCTTACTCTTGCGCGCCTTGAAGAATTTGTTCTTAATGAATTTATTGCTCAAAAAAGTTTTGATGATTTATTTAATGGTAAATCTAAATTCTATAAGAATGCTCAAGATATTCTGAAACGTCTTAAAGAAGTTCAAGCATCTGGTAGTCCATTTGGTAATAGTGATATTCGTTATAATGAATTATCCGATAAACCTGAAACTAAAGAAAAATTTACTATTGGCGGTCGTGAATTTGAATTAGGACAGACTTTTAAAGCTGTTACTATTCTTAATACCAATAAAGGTAGTGAAGAAGATGTTATAAATAGAATTAAAGAGCAATTAAAAATTGCTGGTACTAATGAAGAAACTGTTAAGAAATTAATTCGTCCTTATGTCGGTAAGAGTAAAACTAATGATGCTCAATCTTATATTACTCTTGATGAATTTATTCGTAGAATTTATGCTGCTGGTGAATTAGAAAAATATCGTAACATTATTGAAAAACTTCTTGATGATACTCCGTTAGACCAAATAGATTTTGATGCTCTTAATAAGATTCAAGTACAAAAGAATTTTTATTTTGATTTACATTATGATGCTGATAGAAATATCGAAGTTCCTCGTCAAATTAAAAATGCTGAATTTGTTCTTATTCCTAAATTAATTAAAGGAACTGAACTTGAAACAGTTTATAATGCTATGAAAGCCGCTGGTATTGATCAGCTCAATACTGTTGAAACTTCTAAAGCTGCTAAGAATAAATTGATGGAATTATGGAATTCCTCTACGGGGGAACTTACCGAAGAGAATATCAATAATTTTATTGTTAATGCTGCGACTAATACAGAAGTATATAGTTATACTTATTTATATCGTCAACAAGAAGTTCCTTCTCATCTTAAAGATACTGAAAATAAAATTGGTATTCAAGTTTATAAAAAGCTTCTTGATAATATTCCTAATACTGAATTAGGAAGAAAATATAAACAAACTATCTTTAGAAATATGACTGCTAATATTAATGCAAGTTTTAAAGATGTTTGTGCTATATTAAATATTCCTCTCGATAGTAAAGGTAATATTATGTTTGACGAGAACGGTAATATTAAAGGTTTAAATTACGAACGTTTAATTAAACTTGCTCGTGAGAATGCTGCTCGTAATGGTGCTGATAAGAATACTCTTGATTTCCTTACTACTGACGAAAATGGTCAACCAAAATTTCCAATGTACATGAATAGCATTAGTAGTAAAATTGAGAATCTTGTTAACGGTGTTCTTAATCGTAGTATTACAAGACAAAAAATGGCTGGTTGGCATGCTGCTCAAGTTTCTGATTTTGGTTTTCAAGTTGATAAACATACCAAAAAAGATAGTCGTCTTGCTTATCGTAAAGTTGGTAAATTTGATAATCAAGATATTTATTATGCTGAAATTCGTTTACCACGTTGGAATAAGATTCTTAAAGATGTTCCTCTTGAAGAACTTAATAACAATATAGATAAATATATTGATGAAGATGCTCGTACAATGATTGGCTATCGTATTCCTACTGAGGGAAAACAATCTGTTGTTATTATGCGTGTTGTAGAATTTCTTCCCGATACTTATGATAGTACAGTTGTTCTTTCTGATGAATGGGTTGCTCAATCTGGTTCTGACTTTGACGTTGATAGTGTTTATGCTATGACTTTTAGTTTAACTAAAAACAAAGATGGCGTTGTTACTCGTTACAATAATAAGAAATTCTATCTTGATGCTGAACCAAATAGTACCGAAAGCAAACGTGGATATTTGAATTATGTTAAAGCTAATATTGAACTTGCTGCTCGTAAATCAATTTCTTCTTATGTGGATAAAGCTAATGTTACTAAAGACGAAATTAAAAATGCTTATAAAGCTAAAGTAGAAGAAATTAATAGTCGTCTTATTGATAATATTATTAATAAAATTAATGCAACTCGTGATATAACTAATGGAGTTTGGGCTGCTGCAAAAGAACTTAAAGGTGAAGCTAAAAAACTTACTTATGAAATAGCTACAACTATCGGCAATAAACCTAAAGAAGTTCCTGCTTCTATATACATTAATAATGTTATTGAACGTCTTGTTAAACTTTACGATAACGGTAATCATCCTCTTCATAATGTTATTGATAATATACTTGCAGTATTCGAGGAAGCACAGCAAGCTATCGACCAACAACGAGACGAACTCGAAGAAGCCGCACAGGAGCGAAATGCAGCCCGTTCAGAACGTTTAAATATGATTTATGAAGAACAGTTCAACTCGGCAGAAACATTCGCGAGAGAGGCTGGAATCGCGTCATACGAACAGTGGTTAACACTCCCCGTAGAGGATAGAGTAGATGCTGGTGTTCGTAATAATGATATTCTTGATACTTTTATTAAAATACTTAGTAGTCCTTTTGCTATTGAAGAAAATGTTGGTACTTCTAACTTCGATAGATTATCAGAACTTAATGAAGAATGGAATAAACTGCTTGGAAATGTTAATACTAATGCAGTTACAGTTAATCGTATTGGCTCTCATGATTTTAATACTCAGCTTGACTGGGACGAAACAGCTTCTGCCGGTCGTACTCTTAAAGGTGTGTCTGTTAATCTTGATACTCTTTCAAGTATTGGCAATATTGCCAAAATTGTTACAGATAAATATATTCCTGTAATGTATGATTTTAGTAATATTGAAGAAAAAGAATTTAATACTAAAGTTAAAACTTTTGTTGAACGTTTTGGTAAAGATAATGTTATTATCGATGGTCGTAAAGTAGTAATTAAACATAATCGTATTGGTTGGAGCAATGATAATAAGAACGTTGAGGGTATGCTTATCACTCCTTATAGTTCTCAAACTACCGCTTATATTCTTGATGTTATGAAAACTCTTGCTATTCATAATCTTAACGAATATACTTTTGTTCCATTTAAAACAATGTCTATGGCTGGTATTGATTACGATACTGCTCTTAGTATTTTATATCAGCCTATTATAGACACTCTTGTCCGTAATGTAAACGAAAGTCAAGGCTTTGGAGTTAAGAGTGGTTCTAATCCTCTTGTTGAAACTTTTGTTTCTGTTGCTGAACGTGCTGGTATTAAAAACGCTAATAATATTAATACTGTTATTTCAAGATTTGAAGAGCTTTATCGCGATGATATTGCCGAACGCTATGGCAATACTGCTCATCCTATTATCAATAAGAGCGAAAATGCTCGTCGTTTAAAGAATGAAATGACAGAAAGAGAAGCTCTTATTCATGATTATGTTACTCTTAAACAATTCTATCAACTTCGTGAAATTGGTAATATTCTTAATAATCATTTGAGCGTTTTGACTGCCGATAAATACGGCGCTAAACAAACGTTCTACATGAACAATAAAGTATTTACTGATATTACTGGACTTGTAGAAAGTAAAAATAAACTTTATTCTCATAATGAAGAAACCGGAGAAGATACTCCTTTGATAGAAGCAATATTCCCGAATATAGATAAAGGAATTGATAGTTTTGCTCATTCTGATATGAATCAAAGTGTTCATCCTATTCTTGCTACTTATCTTCAACGTTCTACTGTTTTATCTGTTAAGATTGCTCAAGCATTTGACGAAACTGCTTCTGAACATTTTACTAATTTAGTTTATAGTCTTAGAGATTATACCTCTAATGGTCGTCTTACGGAGAAACAATATAAAGATTATAAAGAATATCTTGTAGGTCGTAGCTATCTCGCTAATGCTGGTTATACAGTATTGACGATGCCTATTACTTACGATAGTAAAGATAATAGTTTTGGAGTTATTAAAACTAATGATGATAAAGAAGCTTATGTTCTTCGTGAAGCTGAACTTATGCGTATTGCCGGTATTGGCGCAAATAATGATATATTAAATGAGTTTTATATTACTGATATTAATAATATTACTAACGAAGAAATAGATAAGTTTAATAAACTTACTCCTGCTCAAAAGATTCTTTATATACAACAGAATTTTGGTGAAGATGTAAGCATATTTAAATATTTTGATGTTAATAGTTTTAATGATGCTAATTACCGTAGTCAAGGATATACTGGACAACAAATTAAACTTCGTCAAGGTAATGCTTCTATTGACGCTATTCATAACGAATTTAATGTTGCATGGAAATGTACTAATCCTATCATTAAACTTGCTCTTGCTGATATAGTTAAATATGCTTATGTTCTTGAAAACAATGGTTTCAAACAGAATAATGTTACAAGAGCTATAACTATTGAAGTTCTTAAAGGGTTTGGTAATGGCGGTTTTAATATTGCAGAAGATGCAAAAGCTGGTATGGAAAATTGGCGTGTAACTTCCTCTACGGGGGGTCTCACTCGTAGATTGGCATTAGGTTATATTCGTCAAAATCTTGATACTTTTAATCTACCTTATCGTAGTATTGATAGAACCAATAAAGTACATCCTGAAAAAGCTGATATTATCAGAAGTATTATTAAATATGACGCTAAAAGAAATCTTATTGTTGATACTAATCTTGCCGCTAATGAATTAAGTATTGAAGATAAAGAAAATCTTCTTAAATATTACGGTTTGATTAATGCTGATGGTAGTCCTCAACTTGCTATTAAGATTAAATATGCTGGTGAAACTCGTGTTTATACCGGTGTTTATGAAGATGGTATTATAACTTATATTCCTATTAATAAACTTTCTTCTATTGATATTAATAAAACAACTGAAAATAGTGTTGTTAAACAAAATAATATTTACGAAGAAATAGATAATGTTGTAAATAGAATTACTGATAATAAACTCGCTAAACATACTGATTGGTTATTTATGAATGTCGTTGACGAAAACGATATTGTTAAAGTTGAAACTAATCCTTATGTCGAAGATGTTATTGCCAATAATAATTTCTTAGAAAATGTTTGTCCTGTTGTCGTAAATCCTGGATTTACTGGTACTGTTAGTTTTGTTGCACAAGATGGTTACGAATATGTTGCTACTCGTATGACAAGAGAAATAGCTGATGATATTCGTGATAATAATTTTAAAGATGCAAATAGTCAAAACTATATTGATATTCTTAATAAATATCCTAATCGTAATGTTGCAGAAGATTATCAAATTCATAGAGTTGTAATCCATAATAGCAATATTATGTATTCTGCTATTTCCGAAGAAGATAGTGTTGCTAAAGTATTTAAACAAGCTACAAGTTTTATTCGTTCTAAGAGTAATGTTGGTGATGAATTTGCTAAAAATGTTATAAAGAATTTCTATCACGCTAATCTTGATTATCTTGATACGAAAGCTATTGTTAAAAATATGCCACTTGCTGCTACTTCTATTGCTGATTATTTTGAAACTGTTTATGCTGATATAATCGGTCGTACTAATAATTTTATGGTTGATAATAACGGTAATGTTACGAGTATTGACGACCCTCGTGTTATTGAATATATAATTAAAGAAGTTGGTAATATTAATAGTGCAGTCGCTAAAGCCGATTTTGTAAATGAAGTTGGAGCTGCTATTGCTGCTGATGAGACCCCCCGTAGAGGATATGATACAGAGCTGATTGCTGCTTATAACGAAGTTGTTGCTCTTTATAACAATAAGAAACTTACTGTTGATAACTTCCGTAAAGCATTTGCTAAATTCTTAAATATGAGTCCTAATAATTTTACTAATTTAGGCAACAGCATTATGGGTAGTGTTCAACGAGTTCTTGCTGATGTTGAAAATGATAATATTAAAACTGATTTCTTTAATATTATCAATACTGTTAATGCTATTCGTAATAGATTTAAAATATTTAAAGATTTAGCTGTCGATGGTCTCGATGAAGATAGTAAACGTGCTATCAATAAAATAAAAGAAATTATTACTAAACTTGAAAACAATCTTGCTGTTAATAATGCTCGTGATAATTGGTTTATTAAATTCTATGAAGCCACAAGTAGTAATCCTATGGTAAAAGAACAAATGATGGACATCTTTACCAGCTACGGAGATACGTCTTTTTTAGATATGTGGATTCAAGATGTTCATTTTAATCGTAATCCTATTATTCAAACTGTTATTAAAGAAGTTGATGCCGAACTTAAAAAAGCTGAAATTAATGGTAAAAATGAAGCTCGTGCTTTTGCTGAGCGAATGAAAGATATTAAATCTCGTGCTGCTAAAGCTGGCAAATCTGTTGATTATAATCGAATGATTAAAAATGGTAGATTTGTTCGTCCGTATATTGATAGTTTTGATGAAGAATATAATAAACTTCACGCTGATTATGTAAAATCTGTTCAAGATACTAACAGTACAACTTCTGTTGAGGCTTTACGTGCTAAATGGAAAAAAGATGCTTTTCTTGCTAAGCATACTATTTCTCGTTATAAACCTGCTAATTTCTTATATGATGATAATGGTCGTATTGATGTTATTATTGATGCTGATAAATTAACACCTCAAGAAAAACTTGCTTACAAAGAAGCGTTTGCTAATTCAGACCGTATGGATTATGTTACTGCTATGGTAAATCAAGATGCTAATATGCTTAAATATTATCCTGCTATTTTCTCTGAATATAAGAAACTTCTTCAAGAACAGCAAGATATTATTAGTGTTGCTCAAAATGGTATTCTTAATGAGGAACAAGATAAACAACTTCATGAAATATATAGTAAAATTGCTTATCTTACTTCTACTTATTATGATAATATGACCGAAAAGAGTGAAGAAGATAAAGAAGCTTCTATTGCTCTTAGAAACTATATTGCTAATACCGCTAAATTAAAAGAATATTATCTTGATAGAAAAGCTAAAACTGGTTGGCAAGAACAACTCGATAATGCTCTTGATACTATTGCTAAATATGAAAAGCGTGATATTGAAGGAAAATTAATTGTTCCTCGTGATAGACTTATGAGTATTCCTGAATATGCTCATGCTAAACAATGGTTAATTAATAATGCCAATTATACTATTGACGAAGAATTTGCTAAAGCTCTTAACAATGCTTATTCGGATATAGCTGATACTCGTCGTGGCGGTAGTATATTTGGAACTTTGGTAAAAGCTAAAAAAGCTCGCGATGCTTATGGTATTGTTGATGGTAGATTATTTACTGATGAAGAAGTTGCTAAATTAAAAGACGAAGCCCTTAAAGGTTATAATATTAATCAACGTACCGGTTTACCTTATGCTGGAGTTCTTCGTCAAAAAGAAAATGGAGATGTTATTTATAATAATACTTTTTATAATAAACTAAAATCAAATCGTCTTATTCCTGCTGAGGAAATGCAATTAACAGAAGCTGCTAATAGACTTCTTTATAAAGCATGGAGTATTGATAAAAAGATATTTGATTTTGGCAATAAAAACCTTACTACTGATGATTTAAAATTAATCGCTCAATATCTTGAAGCTGCTGGTCTTGCAAGAACAAAAGGTAGTAAAGAAGTTGCTGAATTTATTGAATCTGAATGTGAAGTTACTACTGATAATACTTTATGGTCAAGACAACGCAAAGATGCTATCAATCGTGGTAGTGATTTTCTTGCTGCATGGGATGAAGTATTTAGTCAACGAAATGCTGATGGAGAATTAGTGCCTAATACTACTTTCTATGGAACCATTAAACCTAAAGATGAAAATAAATATATTGATAGAGCTAAAACAGATGCTGTTAAGTTTATTAACAAACACACTAATATAGTCAATACTGAATATTATTATGAAGTTCGTGGTGAGATGATGAAGAAATCTCCTGCTGAATATGAAGATTGGTTTAAAAAGAACCATGTTCTTAATCCTTATACCAAAGAATATGAACCTCTTCGTATTTGGACTACTACTGAATATATTGACGATAATGGAGTTAAAGTAAAAACTAAATGGACTCCTAAAATTAATCAGACTAATATTGAACCCCGTAAGGAAACTATTAATCCTGAATGGAAAGAATCATCTCGCAATTATAAAAAAGGAAGTGGTTATGATAATTATGATTATGATAATTTAAATGAATATGAAAAAGAAGCTATTGAATATATGCAACAAACAATGCTTCATTATGCTTTTACTAATAATAATAAATATTTTGTTAATGAAGGTTATCTTCCATCTTTAAAGAAAGCTGCTCCGTTTAATGCTGCTGAAATTACTCACCAAGCTTTAGGATTTATTGGTTTTAGTTCTAATATCCCTAACGATTTACGTTGGCATAATAACGATGAAATTAGTTATGATAATGATTATATCATGCCTAATATTATGCTTAAAACTATATTTGCCGATAATAGCAAAAAGAAATCTCCTGTTCCTGCATTTAGAAATGCTGATGAAACTCAAGCCGAATTTATTATTCATAGAGAAAAAGTTCGTGCTGAAAATGCTAAGATAGAAGAAGAAAATAAAAAGATTCATGAAGAACTTCTTAATACTGATTGGGATGAAGTATTTGATATATTTATAAAAAATAGTGCTAATACTGCCGCTACTCAAACCATCAAACATCTTTTATATAGTGCTACTGATGCTCTTACTCAACATAAATCTTATGAATTAACTAAGATTAAAGGTAATCTTGTTAAAGATGAAGCTCTTAGTAGTGAAAATGAAATCGAATATAAAACGACTAATAACAACAATGCTATTGAACAAGTTAAAAATTATATTCGTCGTGTTATATTTAAACAATATAAAGAAACTAATACTCCTAAGTTATTAAAATTTGCTGGTTTAATGCAGAATATTTCTGGTACTAAATATATGACTATGAATATTACTGGTGGTATTGCTAACATTCTTACAGGTAATGTTAATATTGGAATGGAACGTCTCGCTCGTGAATATTTCAATGAATCTGATTATTTAAAAGCTCAATCGTTATATTTTGGTGGTATTATTAGCTATATGTCTGGAATGTATAGTGATAGAAGTTCTACTCTTCAAGATGCTATTATTAAGATGGCTAATGTTGTTGATTATGATAGAAAATCTGAAGTTAGTGAAGAAGATTTAAGAGGTTATATTAAGAAAATTAAAGGTCTTATGTTTACTCCTCAAACTATTGGTGAACATAAAATGCAAAATACTGTTCTTCTTGCTATGATGGTTAGTCATAGACTTGTTCAAGATAATGATGGAAATTGGAATATTATGTCTAAAGAACAATATCATAGAGAAATGGATGAAAAAGCTCTTTTGAATGTTCTTAATGAAGAACAAGTAAAAGAATATAATGCTCTTAAAGAACATATTCGTAATAATGAAAAAGAACGTTTTGAATATAATACGTTTAAAAAGACTATTGTAAATAGTTTTGCTAATGCTCTTACTAACGAACAAAAAAGAAAGTATATCGAAGAAAGAGAACGTCTGATTAAAGAAGCTGATAAGAATTTCAAAGAAAATCATAAAGATATTTATAGTCAATTTGAAATTACTAAAGATGGTTATGCTGAAATAAAATCTGATAGTCCTCTTACTTATAAAGAATATGCCAAATTTGTTAATAAAGTTATTAATGTAAATAAGACTATTCATGGCGTTTATGATAAGAATGGAGCTGCTCTTCTTGAAACTAAATGGTTTGGTGGTATGGTAATGCAATTCCATAAACATCTTTATCCCGGTTTTAAAAAACGTTATCGCTGGAATGCTTATTATGATGAAAGCTTAGGTACTATTCAAAAAGGTGCTTATAAATCACTTATTGATTTTATTAGTATTCCATTTACTAATACAAGCAATGATATAGCAAAACTTAAAGAACAAGGAAATAAAATTACTGTTCTTAGTGCTATTCAAACTTATTGTAAAAATCTTATAGATTTTGGAATACATATTAATCTTAATTATATGCTTGCTGCTGAAAGCGAACGTGCTAATATGAGAAGAGTTGCTTCTGATTTTATTTATACCGGAGCTGCTATTGTTGGGGCTATTGCATTAACAGCTTTAGCTGGTGGTGATGATGATAACGAAGAAGCTATTTGGTATAATCTTCTTATGTATCATGCTGACCGTCTTGCTTCTGAATCACAAGCATATACACCGTGGGGTTTTGTTGGTGAAGCTGATAAACTTTGGAGTAGTCCTGTTGCTGCAAGTACAGGTATTCAAGATACTCTTAAAGCATTATCTGTTGCTATACAAGCTATTGGTGATGGCGAACTTCTTGAACAATATAAGACTGGTCGTTATGCTCATAGAACCAAATTAGAAGTATTCTTAACAAATAATACTCCTGTTCTTCGTGGCATTAAACGACTTCAAGATTTGCCTAATAATAATAGTTATTATAAACTTAATGAAAATCTTATGTCTATTGTTCCTGTTAAGGAAATAGGAGAAAATCTTAGAAATTAAAAACAATTATGGAAGAAAATATTAAAAATATTTTAAATAATAAATTAGCTAAATATAATATTACTCCTTTTATTATTAAAAATAATAAGAAAGTTATTAATTATCAAGAACTCTGTTATAATAATAGTTTTAATAAAGTATGCCTTTCTACTAATATGAAAGACATACTAAATGCTTGAAAAAATATTGATAAAAACTGCGAAAATATATTTTGGTATATATTTTCTAATATTGATGAAAATAGTAATATTATAAAATTTAATATAGATGATATAAATAATAATTATAATAAAATAATTGATAACACAAAAGCAATTCAACATCTTATTAGACCTATAAATAATATTATTGATAATACAAATAGTATATATCTTCTTGCTAAAACTAATATTAAAAATTTATATGTCGTTAATCATAATATTATATTTAAAGGAAACTATAATTGCTTTATAGATTTGTCTAAAGAATATAATAATATTGGAAATGATATATTTGATAAAAATGGAAATATATATTATAGTAAACTTACTGTTAATGATAATGGTTTTAATATTGATATAAGAAATAATATTTAACCGACAAAAATAAAATCCCCACCTACCATTTCGGTAAGTGGGGATATTTTGTATAGTTACGTCTACAAGAATAGGCTTCTTTTTGCCTACATTCAATTTTCTTTGTCAATACGATGGTTTGTATTACTCAAATGAGAAAGTGTCTGAAACGGCTTTAGAATAAGCCATCTATAAATAAGTTCGATTAAGAAGATTAAGACGATTAAGAAGATTAATACGAATATGACTATTGCCGACCCCCCGTAGAGGATTGCATTACTTATTACGTTTCTCATTTTCTTGTATAGTCTTAACAACATCATCAAAATTCTTTATAAGTAGCCAAAGACCCTTAATAAGAAGTACAGCTACGATTACTATTTGTATAACGAATATCATAATTTTTTAATTAATTTCATAAAGTTAGTAGCATCAGTTTTCTTATCAAAAACAGTATTTTTAAAATCAGTTCCAACTTTAATAGTTAGAGTTCTAAAACCTCTATCAGTCATTTGTTGAACAGCATAACGAGTAATATCGTTATCGCCATCTTTTGTTTTAAATTCAAAAACTCTTAATTGTGCATCCATATTTATATAATTATTAAAATTAGTAAGTTCAGTATAAAATTAGCCGATACTACTTTCACAAGCAATATCGGCTCAGTAATTCATCTAATTATGACTATTGCAGATCCCCCGTAGAGGATGAGCATGAACCTGTTTGATTCCTCTACGGGGGGTCTCCATGTCTTTATTAGAATGAACGGCAGAAACGGCAAGATTGGCAGTAACGTCAATCTTGCCATATATAACATATAAAACTTTATCTTTATTATTTAGCTACAATATGAACAGATTTTTCATCAAATTCATCAATATCATTTTCAATAGCAACAATATTCATTTGTTCATCCCAATTAGCATCAATAACAACCACTTCCATATCTTCTGGATAAGTTTGCAAATTATTAATAACGTCTTTTACTTTCATAATAATAACTATTTATTCTGATACAACAGCAACTTTATCGTCATGATATTCAACTTCAATAATATCTAAATTTTCATCCCATCGTTTATCATAAATAATAACTTCCTCATCTTGATTAAAATTTTGAAGTTTTTCAATAAGTTCGTATACAGTCATATCATTAAGTTTTTATTTATTTCTTTTAATACCATTTTTAGCCCATTGAAGAACAAAGCTAAGAGCAAACCAAAGTTGGTCTTTAGCTTTTTCAGAAGCATATTGTTCACCAATTTGCATATTAAAATTATCAGGATTTACACAAGCAGATTGACCATGAACTTCAAATCCAGTAATAGTAGTAAGAGTTGTATTAGTTGTTTTAGTTCCAACTTTAACACTTTCTTTAGCAGCAATGAAATCTTCTATATCATTATGATATAGCATATCGCCATTTTCATCTTGAATATGATAATAATATTTATCAAATTCTTCGGCAGGACACCATGATTTATAACCATCAGGATAACTAATTTCATATCCTAAATCATCAGCACTATGATTACCTATTTTATAACCATGTTCTAAAGCCATTGAAGATTTCATTGGTGTAGCTTCAATCATTTTAATTCCGATATATTTTCCCATAATTTATAGTTTATAATAATCTCCAAAGTTATCAATTAAAGCAGCAAAATTCTGTTGAAAATCTTCAAGAGTTCTAACGAATACTTTAGGTTTAAGTTTACCAGTATTATCAACACCGGCATAACAAACGGCAGGTATCCATTTATTTTCAATATGAAGAACTTTACTATGATATTCAATAACTCTAAAAGATTTATTAGTATGAATATTAATGTAATCAGCTCCAACAATTGGAAGCTCGTTAGAGCCGATTGGAGCAAATTTATTTTCCTGTAGAGCCATGTCCACCATCTCCTCTTTCAGTTTCTCCTAAATCATCTTTAGAATCAACTTCTTCAAATATAACTTTAGGATAAGGAACAATCATTATTTGAGCAATTCTATCGCCAACGTTATAAGGATAATCATGTTCATTATCTTCAACAGTAGAACAAGTAGTACCCTCAAAATAACATTTGGTATTTGAATTGATAGTATCTGCTATATTATCAACATCATAGGCTAAATTATTACAAGCATCAATAATATGTTGACTCGTTCTATTTTTGAAACAAACAAGAATATTTCCTCTATAACCGCTATCAATAACACCAACATGATTAGTCATATAAGCATCAGTTTTACGATTAGAACTACGAGGATAAATAAGACCAACATATCCTTCAGGAATAGCAACACAAATTCCAGTATCATAAATAAAACAATCAAGCTTTTCATCATAAGTAACACTAACAGCAATTAAATCCATGCCGGCATCACCATCTTTAGCGTATTGAGGAATAATAGCATTAAGGTTAGCTTTCCAAAGTTTTACAGTTACAGGTATTATTTCCATAATTTTATTTTTTTTAAATTCGATTTTTACATTTAATAATTTTACCAATCATAACTAACAGCTTTTTCTAATTTCTTAGCTTTATTGTTAAATAACAAACTATCCATGCGTTTAGTTCCATCAGTAGAAGTATCTACATTAGAATAATATCCACTAATAGCGTTAAACGCACCCCAAGCTGTACCAGCAATTTCTTTTTGACCAATACCATTTTGATAATAATCAAAAGTATCAATAATAGTATTCAATTTACGAATACTAATTCCACTATCAGTAACAGCAAGTCCATTACGATAAAGAAGTTGTTTAAACGTATGACTTGTGTTTAATAAATTATCAATTTCGTTATCAGTAAGATTATTATTACAAATATAATTTAAAACATCATCATCTGTAACTTTAATCTTAGAAAGAACATTATAAGCATATTCAGTCGCTTCAATTTTCTTTTTAGTAATACCTAATACTTCGTGAGCTAATTCAATATTCTTATGAACACTTTCAGTATGTCTAATACTAATGCTATTAGTAGATTTTCTTATAGCCGCCGTAAGAGTATTCTGACATATAACACGAATAGGAGTAAACAAAATACGAACACCAGAGCTACCATCATGACTATTAACAAAAACTAAATAATTTTCAACAGGGTCGCCATTAACAAGAATATTGTTTGGAAGTTTAGCACTAACGAAAATTCTTTCGCCATTACCAAAACAACCAGCAGTTTGCCAAATAGCTCCATTTTCTCCAATAACATTATCGAAAAATTTAAAAGCAGCATTATTTTGAACAATAGTATATTTTTGTTTTACATATCCTAACGGAGTATGAGTATCATCTCGATAAGTACAAAAAGCATTATCAAGTTTAGAATACATATATTTTCCATTAATGTGTGTATCAACATCTTTTTTCTTTGCTTCAAGCAAATCATCAAGAGTTTTATCAACATTATCAGAAACATTCATTTTTGCTACAAGTTCACATTTCTTAACATTAAAATTAAGATGTGCAGCTTCCATACATTCCATAGAAGTTTTACAATGAGTAACATCAGTTACACCTTTATAAACCCAAGGAACACCACGTGTAGTATAAGCCATAATTATTTAATTTGAAGAGATTGGTTTTGACAAAGATATGCAACAAGAAGTTGAACATCACGATTTTGAATATAAGACTTATAATCAGATTTAGAACTATCAATACTAATATTAGCTTGATGTTCATGATTAAAATAAGTATTAATTATATCATAATTAATTTTCTTACATAATTCAATAAGAGGAATATTTATTTCAATCTTAATTTTGGTAGATTCTAAATCATCGCGAGTAAATAAAATTCCAAGTTTTTCTTGAATATGTTCAGCAGTATCTTCGTTTTCAGCAGCAAAATTTTGATTAACTGTTTGAATAAAACTATCCTCATCAAGATTATCAACATCATCTTTATTTTGGTCAAGCATATCTACATTCCAAAGTTCTCTGAATCTTTCTAAACAAGCATCAAGAAGTTTAAGAACAAGATTAGTTTCAATAATACATTCAGTAGTATTACGAGTAGAAAGTCTACAATCATCAAGTTCAATAACTTTATTTCCAGCTTTTCCAGTCTCCCCGTAAAGGAGTAAAGCTTCAAGCATACTATCTTTTAATCTTTTAGCAGCTCTTTCACGAGTTTTTTGAAGAACATCAAGACGTTGCTTTTCAGCTTTACAAGCAGCAGCACGATTTTCAATCATACAAACTGCTCTACGATAATTACCTAACTTTTGATAAAGTTCTTCTTTACTAATCTTAAGTTGATTTTCAATTTCATCAGTTATTTTGCCATCACTTTCGATAATCTTATCAATAAGACTTTCAAGTTCAAAATTAATTGCATAAAGACTTTTTTCCATAATCAATTATTGTTTTTTATTTCATTTAATGCTTTTTCTTCAAGTTCAGGAGTTACATCTTCAAGACGAACACCTTTCATACAAGGACATTCTTTCCATTGTATATTATAATTACAAGAAAGAAATAAAAGCTTTGTACTATTTTTATCAACAGCCATTATCCAATTATCTGGAGAAATTTCTACTTCAACACATTCAATAGTTTCTTTTTCTTTAGGCATCCAACCTTTAATAGTATCGTGTGTCCATAAATTACAACGACTAAAATATCTACCTGTTAGAATGTTATTTTCATGTTCAAATAAACCTCCACTCCAACAAATAATATTTTTATTTTTAGTCCATTCTTTAGTAGCAAAACTATAACGTTCAATAGGTTTTTTAGTAAAAGCTCCATTATAACTAATGTCGCCATTTGGCTCTTTAAAAACATCACCTTTGCGAATATTTTGACAAGTACCATCAGCACTTATTTGCTGCCATTCATCATTAGTAAATCGAAGAGGGCTAATAATATTCCAATTACAAAGTTTTTGAACAAGATTAATTTCAAAAGGAGCAGAACCACCACTATTACCATGAGAAGCAAAGTCATAACCTAATTGTTCAAGTTCATTTTTAATCATACCAGCAATAATCTTAGCATTTTCATGAGGCTTACCAGTAGTACCATAATAACGCAAGTCAATAATAGCACGCCATTCGTCGATAGAATAAGTATAAGCGCAAATAGTAGCAGTATCAATAGGAAGAAGACCGCGAGCATCTTGTCTATGAACATTAAAATGATTAATCAAATATTTATAAGCATCAAATTTATCTTGACATTTGATTAAATAATATTCGGCTGCTTTATTATACGAGCCATCATTATTATAAACAGCTTGTATTTGATTAATACTATTCATGCTAATCATGTTTATATTAATCCAATGAGGACAACAAAGAGTACCATCTTCATAAACATATCTTGTAGATTGTTCAGCAATATTATTTGGACTAACACGATTGAGTTCACGAGACGTACTTATTTGAGTAACAACTTTAAAAGTATAACGAAGCATATTAAAACCAATTTCTGTATTCTTAAATGTATCTTCGTCTACTTGATATTTACTAATATCATTAATAAAAGATGTATGTTCTAAATAGAATTGACCATTAATAACAATATAAATATTTCTATCATCATACTTAATATCAATACCAACAATTTTTAATTTACTATCAACAATATTAATAAATGTATCAATAATTTTATGATAACCTTTGTTTTTATTAATAATATAATAATAAGAAGCATGACGAAAAACACTATAATGTTTACTTTCTATAAGACGTTTATAAGTAGCTTCATCATTACCGGTTTCTCGTTTATAACAAACTCTTGCACAACGAACGGCATGAGCAATATCATTTTCTTGTTTCCAAAGTTCTACACTTGGTTCAATTATTTTCATATCTTATTTATTTAAAAATTCCAATCATTCTACCAGCAGCTTCTTCCATAAACATAAAACTAACTCCATTATCAGTTTTAAGAATATAGTCAGCTTTATCTTTAAATAACTGAAAATTCTTATTTACGCAAGCTATTTGACCAGTACGATAAATTCCATCATCACCACTACGAGTAGGGTCAATAGCAATAACCTAAACACCATCGTCTTTATGTTTACAACATTCTTCACAGGCATCTTTAGAATAGCCAATAGCTTTGCCGTTAGCTTCGTCAATAGCTTTGCAACAAATTGGACAAACCTCATGAACTAAAGCAGCAGAAAAAATATCAGACATATTAGTAATATTTTAAAGTTATACATTTGAGACCCCCCGTAGAGGATTGAACTATTTAAGCATTTTCATTACTTTATCATAAACAGCATAATAAAGACCAATTAAACCATGATTGTTATCAATATCAATACAATCAGTAAGTTTAGCTATATCTTCACTTGCATGAGCATCTTTAGAACCAGCATCCTCTCTATTAATTCTAAAGACAACACCGCCATTTTTCAAAATAGCATCAACTTCATTTTGAAATCTGCAATCAGCAATAATACAAAAACCGTTATAATGTTTAAGATATTGAGCACGATTCATACAAACTTTTACCCAAATATTTTCATTAATATGATTACGACAAATGTCAGTACCATACCATTGAAGAAGATGTCTTATTTTAATAGCACATTCATTATTAGGCATACCGAGATTACGAAGTTCTTCAAGACTATATTTGCTAATATGTCCTTTAATAACAGCTTGGTCGTCAATAACTTCACAAGTAGCAGGGTTGTAATAATAAGCATCTTTTATAATTCTATCATCAAGAAATGGACGTTTTATATTAAAAACAATACTAACACAATCTTTTAAAGCATCAGCAAAATGAATAATACTTCTATTATATTGTTCAGAATTATCATACCATTTCTTAAAAGTAGAATAAGTACCACATTCGTGAACAAAACTAATCATAGAAGCAACGGTATCTTTACCGGAGTTCTTAACTCCAGCAATACCAATAAGAGGTCTTTTATTAAAATCCATATTATAATTATTTATTATATCAAATATATAAAAGTTTTATTCGTATTATATAATACAAAATGACTTATTGTAAAGCCTTGTACTGGACGTAATCGAAAATCAATATAATTGTAAAGGACAAATGAGAAAGTCTCTCACAGGTCAAAAGAATGGTATTCTCGCGTGTGTTGGCAGTTGTTTCTAACATGTTCGTAATTAAGTATAGTATGGGCATAAAAAAGGCTACTAACAGTATTATAACCATTAATAGCCAGATTAATATCCTTAATAAATTCGATAGATAACAGCTTTTTCTACATTGACATCATTTATAAGATGCACATTAACGTTAAAATCCTTATTACAATTAGGAATAATATATTCTATGTAAATACGATAAGCTCCAGTATAATCTCTTTTAAGTTTAATAGCATCATCAACTTCTTCTTCATAAAGACAAATATAATAATTATATCGCTTTTCTTCTTGATTATATCTTTGAAGAATATTATATGATTTAGCTTTAAAATCAGTAAAGAGAAAAAGACTTTTAAAGAAAGCTGAATAATAAGTTTTTTCTCTATCAACTTTCTTACTATTTATAACATCGAAATAAAGTCGAATATTATTAGTATCTACAGCACCAATATTTTTATCAGGTTTTTTATCAATTACATTTGCAATATCTTTTTTAATTTTAAAATCGAACGTAGGCATAATTATATTAAATAAACTTCTTTGATATGAAAAGGAACATTACCAATTCCGCTTCTTTCACCAAATTTAATAAAAACATATTTACCAATATAATCTTCCTTATGATTAAGAATTTCTTCTTGTTGAGCATGCGAATAACTAAAACGTGTCTTAAACGTTTCATTATTAATATCATTTTGACAAACAATAATAGGTAGATTACGTTTTTGTTCACGTTGAATATCAATAATTATAAATTTACCATCAGTTTTGTCTTTATACTTTTCCATATAACCAACACGACGACGACCAAATTGATAGTCAACGTTAGGATTACGAAGAATAAGTCCCTCAAAACCGGCTTTAATAAATTTATCTCTAAAGTTTAGAGCGGAACTATCACTTGTTATTTCATAACTACCTAAATTAATAAATCTATCAATATTATTAAGATGAGATTCTTTATCATAAAACCATTTAGCTTTAGGAAGATATTCTGCACGAATTTCATTTCGTGTATATTGAACCATATCTTGAACAGCAACATCATAACACCAAAACTGTAAAAGCTTATTTTCTTTACAATTTGCATCTTTAACAAAATGATTTATTTCATTAACAGTATGACCAGGAAGATAAATCTCGCCATCAATAATCCAATTATTTTCAACCATATTATTAATAAAATAATAAGGTATATTATCAATTAAATAATCTTCAAGATTGTCAAGACTATTCCAAATTATTCCTTCACGACTTTGAAAACGAAGTCGTACAGAACGAAATAAATCATTAGTTTTATAAGCACTAATTAAACAACGCAGACCATTAATTTTATATTGTCCAAGCATAACAGAAACTTTATTCCATACATTACCGCTATAAGTTTTAGCAAGCATAGGAAGTATAGCACCGTTGTTTTCATTATTTCTATAAGATGGAAGATAAGCAGAAAGATAATCATATAGAACAAACTTATCCTTTACGGGGGGTGTTCCATTATCATCCTTAATTTCCGAAAGATACATATAACCTTGCTTACGTTTATCGTTATAACGAGAAGCAATTTCTTTAACTGCATCTTTCTGAACAACCTTATAAACATCATTACGAATAGTTTTGCCAACAATACCATACCGAACAACAATGTCTTTCATGTTTTCTTGAAGTTCAGCAGACCAGCAACAAGGTTGTTCATTATTATTTTTACGATATAACCATTCAATCATTATCTTTATTTTTAGGTTTAAAAGCGCCAAAAGCAAAATTTACAGTACGAGAGTTAAGAGCTTCAAGACGTCTATCGGCAGCAGTCTTTTTTAGCTTTCCATCTTCGGATAAAGTTTCAGTAGTAATTTTTCCGCTAAACATGTCTTTAGTTTTAACTTTTCGAGTTCTACGTACAGGTTGTTTAGCATCATCACTGGATTCTTTTTTCTTATTACTTTTACCTTTTTTATAGATACCGACTTCCGGATGATTTCTCGCGAAGAGTTCGTTTTCTTTATCAAGAGTTTCAAATCTTTTTCGGTAGTCAGCACATCGTTTATCAGATAATATTCCTTTATCAATTCCATCGTCTAAAACATAATTAAACTTCCAACAAGTACGGTCATAAGCAAAACTATTATAAGTAATAGGATAACCAACATTTTCGATATATCTTGAACAATCAAGTTCTTTAAGCAGACCATCAAGAACTTTTTCATGGCCTTTAACTTTTATTTCTTCAGCCATAAATCTATAATCAAAATTGTCAGGACTAAAACTCATAATTTAAAAATCACTTTTATTGCATTTAAATATAACCACACGTTTAGGATTGCCAATAAGACAAGCGTTATGTCTATACCATAAAATAGCATCAGAAGTAGGAAATTGTTTAGGTACATTATCAAAAGTACAAACGCCAGTTTTATAATCAACATTAGAGTAGACCATGTTATCAGTTTCTCCACTTCCGAGCAAACCAAACTTTTTAATAGCATCAGCATCTTCTTCATTATCAATATCTACTTCACCATAACAAATAGTAGAACGTTTATCAATAGTAAGATTATTACAATCTTTGCCTAAACAAAGAGTTTCGTTTTCATCAAGTTCTTTTTCTTGTTTAGCTGTAATCGGCATCATTACTATTATCTTCTCGTGCATATCTCTAATACGGCAGAGCACTACTTTCTTCCGTATCCCAAACAAGTTTATCTTTTTCTCCATTGTCTTTATAGTTTTCTTCTATATAATTATAAACATCAATAATAAGTTTATCAATAATTTCTTCTGAATATTCTTTCTTAAGTTCAGCAAAGTCTTTAACGTCATATTCTTTAGGAATAACAAAAGGAATAATATTATAATTATCTCTAAGCCAAATAGCTTCACGATAACCAGTCATATCGTTATCCATAAGACTAATAATACAACCTTTATCGTTAAGTTTATCATAAAGATAATCATATTCTTTTTGTTTAAGTCTATAAGTTTCAGACGGAATATTAATAACTCCAATAGACATTCTATCAGTGGAGACCCCCCGTAGAGGATTGAACTGTATAAAATGATTCTCAATAGCAAGTCTATCTTTACTACTTTTGGTAATAATTATATAATCATAATTATTAAGTTCAAGATTTAACACACCCTCGATATGATTACTGTTAGTAATAAATCGAACATCGCCTTTCTTACGATTAGGAAAATATAGTTTTATATTATATATACCATTTTTATCTTGTCCTAATACATAAGCATAACAAGGGTCTTTGCTATCATAAAAATATTTAGGTTCGGGATTAATATAACGATTAATATAATATTGGTCTATGGCATATACAAAATGAGTATTAAGATGATTAAGACTAATACCAAATTGATTCCAATATCTTTTATCATTATTATTCCATGGACGAGGAACTATTTCAATAATACTTTTGGTATTACGAATAGCTTGAAGAGAAGTTTCTATTTGAAATTTAACATTGTCGTCTATTTCTTTTCCATAAATTATATCGCGAAAAGTATATGCAATATGACGAAGAACAAATTGAAAGTCATTCTTATTATTAACATTAATATTTCTATTGACAATACCAGACAAAACATAAGCAACTGCATCAAGACAATCGCCCCAAAAGTAACCAGCAAAATCTCTACCTTTAAGCATACCTTTGTCATTATAACGAAAACCAAAACTTGGATGTTCATCAACACGAAAAGGACTGGAAATTAAATCTCCAGTATCAATACAATGCTGAATAACATAATCGCTAATTCCAGTATAAACAGCAAATATTGTAACTTGACTAACTTTGCTAAATATATAACTTTTGGTTAGATTAGTATTATTAATATTTCGTCTCATATTATCATTCTCAATTGCATATAAAAGAAAAAGGTCTGAATCGCCAAAGTAGCAATTCAGACCTTTCTAACCAAACTTAGAGCTGTTTTATTACAACTCTTTTTCAATCATCAGCAATTATATAAACACACATTTAGAACGGTAAATCGTCAGTCGGATTAACGCTTGCTTGAGGAACAGCACCCATTCCCATAGGAGCAGCAGTGGCAGCAGGAGCGCCAACAGGGACTTGCGAATTAAATGCAGGAGTCATACCAGGAATCTGAGGAGCACTCGGAGCTTTAGCTACTTCACGATAAATAATACTTTCTTTAGAAGCATCAACATGAAGAACTGGAGCACGATTTTGGTCAAATAATTCTATATATCCTGTGCCAACAAATGACGGGAATGCAAAATCACCAGCAGCATTACCAGAAGCAACAGATTTCCATTGACCTTTAATCTTAGTAAAACGAATAAGTTTAATCCAAAGAGGAAGATAATTACCGGTAGCAGATTTATAAACAGGCTTACCATTATTTTCCATATAAGCTAAGAAATTCTCAAACAAAGTTCTCCAACCAGCAAGAACAACTTCAGGTTCAACAGGAACATATTCCATATCATCATTGAAATCTTCAAAAGGTAATTCAAGAGCATCCATCATTTCTTCGCTCATAGCATTACCTTTAAGAACAAATACATTAAGAATATGTTTCAACCAATTCATCGGCTGTTCAACTTTCCAAGCATCATCCCCACCAGGAATAGTAAGAGCATTACTTTCAGCAGGAGAAATACGAAGAGTAATATATTTTCTTACGCTTGGGTCTTTGGCATTAGACGCAAAAGTAAATACTAAAGATGGAACAGCAAGACCAGCAAAACTTACTAAAGAACTATCTTCTTTTTGAGTAGCCCATGCAAGTTCAACACTTTCGAGATGAGCTTTAAATAAACCAGTAGCTTGATCAATATCTCTTTCATCAAATTTAAGACGAGTAGTACCACGAACTTCACCTAAACCACGACGACGTTTCTTAGGAGCAGCAGTAGTAGCAGTGTTACCAACTTTAGTTTCATTTGCATCATTTGCTGGATTTGCAACTTCAGCAGTTTTAATTTCAGCCATAATTTAAATATTTAAATAATTATTAAAATTAGATATAAGAAAGCCCGAACAATCAACATTTGTATCATGTTCGGGCTTATAAGGTAATCAGAGATGGAGAATTGTATTATTCAGCTACTTCGTCAGTTGCAGCATCGTCATCGCCTTTAGGCTTACGAGTGCTTTCTGCATCTTTAAATTCGCCAAGCATAGCAGCCTTAACGATAACTTCTTTATGACCGTTGAAATAAGGAACTTCACGAAGTTCTTTAACATCAACTTCAAAAGTACGAGTCATTTTCTTAGCTTCTTCACCCAAATCTTTTTTCAATGCACCCCAAACAGCAGAATCAGAGAAAGTAAGTGAAACGCCAGTTCCGGAAAGATTAGAAGAGTTGCTACATTTAGAACCGTAATACTTGTTAACTTGTTCAGGATTAACAGCATTAGCAAGAATTTCAATTTGTTCTTCTTTAGTAATACCATTAACTTGCAGAGAAGCAGCAAATTCGGATTCGCCATTTTCAATAGCAGCTTTCAGAACATCATCAAAGTTGTTAGTAACAAACTCAACTTTGTCTGTCTTAGACATACGTTCTTTAGTCTTAACAGCGTTACCGTTTTTGTCAAATATTTGAATACCCTTAGCGATACCCCATTCGTCGAAAGCTTCGTGAATAGCTTTAACGCCCTCTGGAGTATTCATATCAATGTTTTCTTCTGCACAGAAAGCAACAAGATTTTCGTCTTTGTTAGCAATAGCTTGCTCAATAGCATCAATGTTAGAAACAAACATGATATAACCACCATTAGTAAGACCTAATGCACGAGAAACAGTAGGAGTGATACGGAAACCACCAACAGTAGGATTAACTACCAATTCGGGTTCAGAAACTGTGTTACGTTTAGCAACATTAACTGCAGCAAGACCAAAACTCAATTTTGCGTCACCTTTAAAAGTTTTCATAATTTAAAATTTTAAATTGTTAATATTAACCTCAATTCGAGGCTTGATTTAATTCTTAATTTCTTCGGGTTAAATATCAATAATATCAGTATCGTTTAATTCAGCGCCAGATACTATCTTCAATTCGGTTGTTTCTGATACACCAAATAATATATCAGAAGCAATGTCACGAGCAGCATAGGTGAAAGCTCTATGACCGATAAGTATTCGAGCATACTTTTTATAAGTATCCTTGTCGAACATACCAGCAGCTTGAGCTTCATTATAACTAAAGTGACCAATAGCACGAACTTCCTTGCCATTAACGTTACGAACAAGTTCATATTCAGTAACGAAATCTACTGGCTTAGCAGGAATGCGAGTAACAGGAATCTTCTTTTCAGCAATAATGTTATTAGCATGTTTTTGATTAATAGCAACCTTATGATGTTCTGTAAGTTGGTAATCGCGATAAATATTACCATTGAAATCTTGATACCATTTTACAGGATAAACATAAATATGGTCGTTATTTGTATCAGCTTCTGCAAGTTTAGTTGCTTCATCAGCAGTTTTACATCTAATAGCATATTCCGGAAGAAGATTATTAACATAAACATTAAAACCATCAGTACATTCGTACTGAGCCACATAATCTTTAGTTAGTTCCCAAGTTATGGCTGCCTTTGATAATAATGCTTTTATAACATGAATATCAACACTTGTTTTACCATTAATAACATGGATATGTTCAATACAGGTACTAAAAGGAAGATTTAAATCTTGCGCTCTCATTAGAATAGCAAGACCATCATTAACACTTTTAATGCCACCTTTATCACTTCTCATAATCTTAGTGAGAAAATTTTCAGCAACAGCTAATTGTTTATCGTCAAAAAGATTAATAGAAGAAAAATGTTGAGTATTGGTTTGATGTTGAAGTTCATTATTGCTTACAGCAGGAACTTTATCTGCAAGCAAATTTTCTTTAGTTTCACTTTCTTTATTCTCCATCGTATCAAAGACCACTTGTTTTCTTTTATGATTACATTGACAAATATATACATTCTTATTATTACATCAATCACTACTAACGAAAAAATTAGTACGTTCATTTCTTTTAACTATCGAATGCAGCACGGACTGTTTTTCCTTTTCCAGCTCCTTTTCTTCCAACGTACCAACCATATACAATTTATATATCTTAGCACTATCTCCATTAAATCTAATACCATTAAAGCGATAAATAAACTCTTCAATAGTATCATTAAACGGGGTAGTGAAAATAATCGCGTCTACGCTTGTTTCCAACGCATCAGACGAACGATTTTTCATGCTTAATATATATAATAAGGTATTACGTTCAGCGTTTGTTAGAGAGCCGCTATTTGGATCGAGGTTGAACCGTTTCAGATTGATTGACGAGAGAGCAGCAGATTTAAAAAGTTTAATATCACCAGCTTTAGCACCAGTTTTATAACGAATATAATCGCCAGTTTCTTCATCAATAATCGCTTTAGGAGCAGCCTTATCATGATAATCACCACAAGCAATATCATTATCAAGCAAACATTCAGTAATTAAAGCAGCAAATTCAGCTCTTTTGCTAACAATAAGAACTTTCTTATTAACAAGCTCGTTCTTAAGCAAATCAACAACAACATTAAATTTAGCTTTATTATCAGTAAGAAGATTCTTTCTTTCTCTCATAATATTATAAGCAGCAGTAGCCTTTTCTTCAATAACAATAGGATTAAAATATTTATCTATTTGTTTATCAAAAGGACTATTTTTATCAAGATTTTCATGCCAACCATTATAAGAAGCAATATTACGTCTTACCTGTTCAGCACTTTCTCCCGTAAATTTATTACCAATACGAGCAAAATCAATAGTTTCAAGATTACCAAAGATGCTAATACAACTGCTAATATAATCACAATATTCGTCGTATTTAGTTTTGTCAGCATCGTCAAGATAACATGGAATTTGGATTTCCTCTACGGGGAGTGTGAATCGGCTTACATCGGCAACTTTAGCTTCATTCATAGCCGAAAACATAGCATAAATTTCAGCTCTATCTTTAGCGGCAAATTTATCTTTTTTAGCAGCAATATTATTTATAATAAACAAATTAAATTTTGTTCTACTAATAACACAATTAACTCCAGAAATAGTATTAAGATTAATATAAATAGCAATATTATATTTATAATTTACACTACTCTTGATATAATCAGCACTAAGACAAGTATAATTAGTTTCAACTATACCAGCTTTTTTACAAACGTCTACAACATGAGAACGTGTTTCATAACAGTCAACAATAACTATAACTTTAACATTAGGATTTTTAGCAACACTTTTACTTATAATTGTGGAACAAATTTCTGCATAATCTTCTTTCATAGCATCAAGATTGTAAGAAGCGTTAGCATGAAAATCTTTTACCCACTTAATAGCAATATCATCATAATAATTATTAGGAAGAGTTTTCATAATTAGTCATCAAATAAACGATTATACATACCAGCTTTCTTACGAATCTGTGTCTTTCCTTTTCCTTTAGGAGTAATTCCGAGTTTTATAGGATTGATAATATCATAGCATTTGTTATAATAATATTTATAATTAATATTACGACTAACAATATCGGCATCATCAAGACTATTTATAACACAAACTTGCATTCCAGCAGCAAGTCTTGAACGTTCTCCTGTAACATTATGAACTTTCTCAACTGTATAACCATTATTAGTAACATAAAATCTAACATATCTTTGACATACTTTAGTTTGAAGTATGCCATTGACAACTTTAGTTTCTTCAACATGAAACTGACGACCTACATTTTGAGTCATACAAAAATCAAGTATATTGTTACTGTTTTGAAGAGTAGTCATAATAGGAATATTATTAATGAAATACTGATAAACAGCTTCTGCAACAATAGGCATACTATAACCTTTCTGTAAATCATTAGCATGCATTAAAGGATTAAAGTCACCTTTAAGTTCGTCTTTAAGCTTTCCTTTACTACGAAATTGAGCAATATAATTATTTACATCACGAGCTATAAGACAATGAAGAACATCACTATCAGCAGACATTCCAGTTTTATTTTGCCATTCTTTAGTAATACGGTCAAATTCCTCACGTTTATCTTCATAAACTTTGACCATAATACCATCAGTATTAGCAGATATAATAGGAATATCATTAAGTTCAAGTTCTTCACAAAGCATAAGCATCATAAGTTGCCCATTAATAGTAACTTCGAGAGTAGCAAGCCTATCATATAGAGGACCTTGTTCAAACGGTTATCTAATAACTTTCATTATTAGCCAGACTATATCTTAAATATCAGATTTGTATCTAAATCTATATCCTAAAACTGTTTTTTGTTTACCTAAACAATTTTTACTTATAGCAGAACTATCAATAGAATATTTATCAGCAGCTTCTCTAATACTATTAAAAGTTTCAATAACGTGACCAAATCTATCTATTCTTTCTATTTTCTTAGTATAATAAATTTGACCATTATTACCTCTTTTACCACCAGGTATAGTATTTACAAGAGAACCGCCTTCACATTCTCTTTTATATTTTGCCCATAAATCTTTTTCTAAAGCAACAGCTTCTTTTTTATCTATATCAATAACAACAATTTTTACTCTAATTTTATTTACATCAACAGCTTTATTGTTATATTCATCACATCTTCTTGAACCTGATAAATAAAAAGCCCTACCAATAGTACCACTACCAACATAAAAAGGTAACGTTTCATTATCATAATAATGTTCATAAACGCAAATTCTTTTATAATCTTCAAGATGATAACCTTGTTTTACAGGTGTATCTTTAAGTTTATTAGAACTTGTTGTTACAGCACGATGCCCAAATCTTGCTTGAGAAGCACCATTTCTTTTAACTTTATTAGTTAATTTACAACCTTTTTTACGTCCAGCTTTAGCACGTTCAGTTTTAGGTTTAGCAATACTAAAATTAAATGTAACCATAATATTAAAATTTAATTTACGGCAAATTTATACAAACCATAGATATTTCTCCCCATTTCCCATAAATTTAACGTTTACGGTACTTCCATACGGAATAGTCGTTGAGCTTTACTGTTATCTTTATTCACATAAAGATGAGCAGTCTTAGTTGCTGATTGTCACATATTAGTAAATTTTCAAGCGTTCACACTTAAACTTTCGTTTTATGTTGTAGCTTTACTAACTTCGCGAGTTTCCAGCAGTTAGAGGAGTTTTAATTCAGCATTGAACATACTGAATTTTCCATAGATACTATTAATCACAATCTTAAGAACAAGAGCAAAAACATCACGAGGAATACCATCTATAATTGCTTCATTACTATGTTTAACTTCAACACGAGTATCTTTCATCCACTGTATAAGATTACGAAAAGCGGACTTAACCATGTGTTTAGGAGCAACACCATAATAAGCCATAATAGAAGGATAATATGAAGCAATATCAAAATGAAGAATAGTAAACTTACGCGCAATAGACGTTTCATCAACGAGACCCCCCGTAGAGGAACGATAAGTTCCATTCCATTCAGTTGTACTCCATATTTCCATAGGTCTATCAGCACTATGAAGACCGCCTGTAGCAAGATTATATTCAGTATTTCCAATTTTAACAGTCCTACTAAACGCATCTTTATTTACTTTATAAAGAACAAGTTTCTTCATATCAGCAAGAAGATTTTGTAACTCAGGAGTTTTAAATTGAACACAATCAAATATAATCTTATTAAGACTCATAGTAGTTCTAATAGTTCTACCATCTTTCCATTGTTTATAAGGAATACCGCTAAATTTAGTATAGAACTTCTGAAATAGAATATCAGCCATATTACTACGACTGCTACTAAGAACATCTACTCCATAACTTGCAGTAACAGCATAACGAGATTTAATCTCGCTCGAATAAAGACGAACAATTTCTGCAACAATAAAAACATCATTAAGATTATAATGAAGCATATCGGAAATATATTCATCAATAATATATCTATGCCATTTCTCAACAACGTTATTAAGTTCACGAATACTCATGCCTTTATACTTAGGAATCTGATTATAAATATCAGCATCTTTTTCGCATATTGGCGGCAATTCGTATTCTAATAATTCATACCATTGCAAATTAATAGAAGTCTGTTTAAGACCTTTAGGAATATATTTCTTTTCATTATTTTTATCAATATAAGTACCAGCTTTATTAAGAGCAAAGATTTTCATAACATCAATATCAATATAAGGAAGTCCAAACTTATTAAGACTTCTCATAAGAAAATCATTATGAATTTCTTTTTTATCTTCATCTTGAAGCTCGATAATTTTCTGGCTTGTATTGAATAATTTAGTAATAAGTTCCTTAGTAGTATCACACTGATTAAAATACATCAATAAAGCCGCAATCATAAGTTTATCATAACTACGACTATTATATCCGTATAAATCAGTACGAATAGGAACATTATTTTCATCAATCATAAAATGATTAATATATTCAATCATTTTGAATAATTGAGAATCATCTTTATCTGTAATATAAAAAGATTTATGTTTAACAGTAGAAAGTCTACGTTTGATTTCTTCAACAGTAAGTTTCTGAATCATAGGTATTCTTTCTTCTTTATCGTTAACACAATCTTTAAATACCTCAAGATAAGAAGCTAAATCAACAAAAGTAATAGAAAAGAAATTAGGAAGAATTTCTACATCGTAACATTCACATCTAATCACTATCCATAAATTCTTTTATTATTAATATAAGTAATAGCTTTAAATAATTTATCTTTTACAGCAAACAAATGCTTGACATCATCAAGTTTATTTAAAGAAAGAGGAATATATAAAACAGGATAACCATTAATAATAGTACTTTTTCTTTCTCTTCCATCAATGAAAGCAACATCAAAAGCTCTACCAAAAACAATTATATATTTTACATATTTAAGACCGAGTAATTCATTGCCTAATATTCTTGCACAATACTTATTGGAATTACCAGCAAGATTATAATTAGAATAACAAGGACATTTAATATCATAAGTAACATACGCTTGTTCAAGTAGTTCATAATTAGTAATACTAAGCCACATAGCTTTTAAAATATTAATAAACTTATCACGTTTCTCTTTACCATAAGTACGAGGAATAATAATAAGAGTATTAGAAGTTACAGTACCAATTCCTACTTCAATAGTACGACCTGTATTAAACAGCCTATTAGGACAATCTTTACAATGCTCACAAGTATCTACTGTCATATAAAACAACATTATATAAATACATAATATGAATATGAATAAGTAGTTCCTTTAGGCATTTTCTTAAGAACAACATCCATTCTATTAAAAACACTAAAATCTTCATAAGCATTATCATCATTCCATCTTCCATCTTTTGGATTAACAGCAGCAAGAATAAACAAAGGATGGTCAATAGTATAACCTATAATAATAAATTTCTTTCCATCTACTATACATTCTTTACCAATATATTTATCAATATTGTTGACACCAATTTCTCTAAAGTAATTTCATCCATATCTTAATACAAGAAAATTAGAAGCACGACTACAAGCTACATAAAGACGACGACGTAAATCATCGGCATCAGTATAAGGATGTCCATTTTTATCATAAACCATATCATTAACATCTACAAAAACATTTTGATATGTACTACCTTGACTTTTATGAGAAGTCAAAGCAAAACCATAATCAATATCACGTTTAAAAACTATATTACCAAGACTATCTCGAACATCAGTTAGAATTAAATATTTGCGTTTAAAAGCAAAATATTTTTTCCATTTAGAAGCAGCCATTTCTTTATTTGCAGCTTTGGCATTATCTATAAGATATTTAAGTTCTTGACAATAAGTTATAAATGTAGATTGGTCTGTATGATTAATAATAAAAAGAGGTTTAGTTATAGCACCGCCATGAATAGCTTGAAACTTAACCATAAATCCTTTAAATCCATAATCGGGGTCAGTAAAATTAAGAATATCACGAATAATATAATCTTCGCTATTGTTAATAATAATATCATTGAACTCGTCAACAATAGTTACATAACTCATAATAAGGTCATTTTTGTTAAGAATAGATTTTTCAGCACTTTGAATAATACTATTACGAACATATCTATTCCAAATTCCAACAGCTCCATTAGTATAAGCTATACAACGATTAAGGTCGACATTCTTCTCGAAATCTTTATTACTAAAAGCACGAGCGACAAGTTCGGTAAAATTATCAATTCCAACAACTACATAACCTTTACCGTCAATTACATTTCTTCTATGATTATTAATGTAAGTAAGAAAATTATAAGTCTTATTCTTAATATCTTTGCGAAGAATATCAAGAAGTTCTCTTATTGGATTATCATCATCTTGACGAACAATTTCTGTTAAACGATTAATCTTAACAGCCATTTTAAAAGCAGATGATACAGATTCATTAACAGGACTTAATTGACTGTCATCGCCGATAACAATAATCTTAATTTTCTGACGAGCGCAATAACGAAAAATATAATTAACGAGTGCACGATTAAGCATAGAAGCTTCATCAATAATAAGAACTCTACAATTATTATCTGTAATTTTTACACTACCAATAGGATTGAATGCAGGATTATTTGGATCAAAATCTTCAATATTAACATCAAGCCGAAATCCAAAAGTTTTCTGAATAGTTTCAACTCTATGTTTAGTAGCATTACTTAAAACACGACAAGCCTTGTGAGTAGGAGCAGTACAATGAATCATTGAAGAACTAAACTTACAATGGTCAATAACATATTTAGCAACAAAAGTTTTACCTACACCTCCAGCACCGCATAATGCTTGAATATTATTTCGAGCATCAAAAGGTGCAGCAATAAAATCAATAAGATTGGTAACAGCAGCTTCTTGACCTTTATTTAAAACAACACTATCATTGTTTCGTTTTCCAATATCAAATCTCATTACCAATCGAAATTAACTTCAAGTTTATCATTGTTATTATATTTATTAAATTCTCTAATAGCTTCCGCCATTTCAACAACATCAGCAGGATTGTAAGAAGAAATAACATCAAAAAGAACTAAATCGTCAACAGTTTTAATTATTTTTCCTTTTACAATAAGACCGGTAGATAGAGCAGAATAAAATTTTCTATTCATCTTACAACGATTGTCTTTATCACGAATAATCTTAATTCTATGTCCATATTTATCGCGTTTGCGCATATAAACAGTCTTTTTCTTATAAGTATCAAAACTTTTAAGAGTAAAAGTATAAAGATTACCTTGATAATTACATTTAGTAAAGCCGTTCTCATCATTAACTACAATACCAGTAGCTTGTTTAACAAGAATGACTTCTTTCTTTGGCGGTTCTCTTTTCTTCTTTGGTGGATTAAAAGAGAAATTAAACGTTACCATGATTATTTGCGAATAGCTTTCTTGCTATTCATAATTTTAGTAACATTAGAAGCTAAATCAATCTTACGATTATGTTTAGCAACTACATCATTATTCTCTTCAACTTCTTTAGTTTTCTTCTGTTCAGCAACATCAGAATAAACGCGAGTATAACCACAATAGTTACAAAGAAAATCAATTTTGCCATTAGTGCTATTTCCTAAGGCAGCACCAACAACAATAGTAATTTTCTTACCACCACTAATTTTAACTCCGTTTACTTTGTTAAGTTGACGAACAACTCCAACTTCATCGTAATTTTTACTCATAACTTTACATTGGTTAAATTAAACATATAGATAAATTAAATAGCCAAGAATAATAACAATAGTTAGAATAACAATCTCACTATCATATTTATTATTCTTGACTAAATCATTCCAAAACCATATAATAGTCAATACTGCCAGTATTACTATCTCGCTAATTAAGCCGCTCATGACAATTAACACATTGAGACCCCCCGTAGAGGATTGAATAGATTCATGACAATATAGCTTTAGTTAAAGCTGCACTAATAGCAATAATAACAGCAATATCAATAGCAATAACTATAATAGCTTTAATCCAAAATTTGACTTCCCAATTCATTTTTTTTATCGCTAAAATTAATTATTTGACTAAAATAAGGCAAATCAACTTTATATTCATGAAAGAGTTTTATTTCAACAGGAACTCCAGGAATAGAATTCTTTTTGAAATAACGAACGGCAGATTTATAACCACTATCTTTATTAGCAGCTATTATAATAATCTTAATTTTATCATTTTTATCAGAAGTATAAAATGTAACCATAGTATTAAATTAAAATAGATTCAATTAAATCAGGAAAATAACAATCAATAGTAGCATGATATTTATTATATTTATCTTTTAAGTTAATACCAAAGTCTTCACACGTATCTATGATTTCGTTAATAGCTCTCATATAAAGACTCTCATGCTCAACTATATTATAAGCAGAATTTTTATCATCATTTGCTAAACAACAAATACAAGCAAGAATGATTTTAAGACCAGTTTTAAAACAAATAGTTCTATCATTAAACCTGATTTCATATAAATGTATAACAGTATGTTTATCATTACGCTTAGTATATATCACAGGATAATAATACCCATCATCAGTTTTATGAACATAAGTCCAAATACCAACATTTTCTTGTAAAGACTTATTAATTTCATCAAGACAAACTTCAATATCATAAAATTCATCTTCAAGAAAAGCGGCAAGAAGAATATTAATTTTAATATTAAGCTTATTATTATTAGTAAAATTAATCATAATATCAATATTATTTTTAAGTTGTTTCTGTTATATAATACGAAATGAACGCGAATAAGACTCGCTGTTAAACTTTCGTATGCGTCATGTAGGATTAATCATTTTTATGATTAAAATGCAATGACGGGGCTGGAATGAAGTGCAGAAGCCGATATTCGGCTCTTTTTAAGAAAGTGTTCCGGCACGAACGAGCAAACACGATTCGGAGTAGTACGAACAGTATAATAAGGAATATTAGTATGAATATCAACACCTTTATCCTCAATAACACCATAGCAACGTTCAGTAGAAAACCAAACAGTGTCACCAATACGAAAACCACAAGCTTTATCAAAATTAGATTCTTGTAGTTCAGCAGCAATTAATTCTTCTTTATTGTCCATAATTTAAATATTTATATAATTAATAAAATGAATAGTATCAATACAAAAAAGCCCAATACTATTCTCACGAACAATATCGAGCGAAGATTAACCTTTAAACAAAAACTGTAATTTAAGGCAAGAAAAGATTTACAAAACACAAGTAATAATATTAATTCAAATTTAAACTCTAAGACAAGCAATATGCTTGTTTCGGCTTTCATTTCAGCCATCATCAGTTAGAGAAGTTTTTTAAAAACAGAGTACCAACTTCACAGTCACCTCTATTTAAAACATTACTTAAATAACATGAGTTACAATTAATACTAATTTCACAATCTGTATCAACTTTGGAATAAACTAAATTAGCAACAAATTTAAAACAAGTATTTATTTGGGTTTATTAGAACTATTTCTTCGTCTTTTAAGTTCAGCTTCAATCTCGTCATCTGTAAATCCATCAAATATACTTTTCTTTATTGTATCTTCATGCTCAATAACAGATTTAAAAATACTATTAACAGTAGTTTGATGTTTAAGAGCATGACCAGCAACAACACTAAATATTTCTTTATATTTGTGTTGAGTTTCTTTATCAAGTTTATCATAAACTCTATTCACATGCAAAGCTAAAGCAGCCCAATAGTCAAAAGTATTATTGTTATTTTTAATAATAAGGCTTTTAATTTCATCGGCAGTAAGAGATGCTAAATACTTAACTTTCTTAACATACATATCAGCATCACGAGTCAATACATAAGCAATCATATCATCAGAAGATAGTTTATTGCTCATATCACTAAAAAGCACATTAATTAATTCTTCAATATTTTTCATAACAGTAGTAATATTATTTTAATCGTTAAAACCAAATTGATTATCTTTATCAAATTGAACTTCTTCTTCTGTATTACCATTATCAAATTCAGCATTATTATCTAAATCAGTATGAACTAATTCAGAATCCATAGTAATAGTAGAAGCATCAATTTTATCTTTAGGCGGAATATAAGTTATCATAAAGACCGTTTTAGTTCCCCCGTAAAGGAACAAGACTATCATCAAATTGGAAATGAAACATATTATGGACAAGATAATCTTATCCTCTACGGGGGGTCAGAAACAACTATAATATCTTATTTGGCAGAACCGTCTTTATCGGCAGAATCGGCAGCATTGTTAAGCCTGCTAACATCAATATCGTTATTATTACAAAACTCATTGATATTTTCAGCAGAAGCATTAGCAAAGTCGGTAAAAGCAGAAACAAGAGCTTTGATAAAGAACAGTTCTGAATATCTATATTCAGTAGCAAGACCATTTTCTTTAACTTGAAATTTAGTCCAAATAAAATTAACATAAGCCTTACTATCTTTCTTAAGAATACCAACTTCTTTAAGATAGCTGATAATATTAAGAGCAGTAAATCTACGAATACCAGCGTTAAACATAACAATGGCAATTACTTCAAGATTTGCTTTAGGAACACCAGGAATACTGGGAATAATTTCTTTTTTACTTGCGTTCTTAACAGCACCATCAGCAGTAGCAGTGGTAACATCGTTACCTTTCTTTAAATTAATCATAAAATTAAGAGTTTAAAAATTAGTAATAAAATTAAGAATATTATGTCTTGAATAAGACGTAGCAAATATAATAGTATTATCAATATCAGCAAGCATTATATATAAATAATTTATAAATAAAATAATCGAGATGATAATGATAATAATGATGAGGCTAAGGCAAATTGTATTTGTCAGTAGAATTAACATTAATACAAATAGAAGTAATATAAGTTCTACTAATAATGCTGATTCAGATTAAATTAGTTTTTGATAAGATGATAATCTTCGTAATTAAAATCATGACAATAAACATTATCATTACAATAATAATTATGAAGACAATCATTTTGATAATATTGTTTAAGATAGTCTTGATATTCTTGATAATAAAGACGAAAATGCTTTTTGCAAACGCTTTTGCTAATGGTTTTGGTCAAACTAATGCAGCTAATCTTGATGAGGCTGATAATAATCAGGCTAAAGACGATAAAGCTGAAGCTTTTGTTGCTGATAGTATTGACGGAAATAGTAAAAATCGTAATGACGATTGAACTAATGCTAATGAAAATGAAAAAGAAAAAAGTTTTAGCTAATTAAATTGACGGTATTAATAAGACTAATTTCGATAAAGTCTATAATTATAAGGCGGGAAATGGTAAAGTGGAAAATGATGAAAGTCTTATTAATGATGTTTATGAAAAGAATAATGATAATCGTTTTAATGATAAAGTTAGGAATAATTAGGCGAAATATTTGGAAGCAGAGTTTTGTAAAATGAAAATAATGATAATCGTGAAAATGAAAGTAGAAATTTGATAGATGAAAATCTTTTTTATACTCATGCTGTTCGTCTTTCTCTTCATTTTTCTCTTCATTTTTCTAAACATCATGCTGTTCATCTTTCTAATCTTCTTACTAAACATCATGATGTTCGTCTTGCTCAACACTTCTCCTACTGATTATTTCGTTCACGTCTAATAGCAACGCCAGAGGGCTACCGAACCTTATTTTGATTAGTAGCATTATTTACAGCATTTCGATTATCATTAATTCAATTCTCATTAATATTACTTCTTCTATTCTCATTAATATTACTTCTTCTATTCTCGTTCAGACAGCTTCGGTCGTTTCTTCAAAACGACCTCATGTATGCAATATTGAACATGATTTATATTAGCCTATATAGATATTATAGATAAATCTATAATATTATCTATATAGGCATATAAAGCAAGACTTTTCGTATTGTTCGTTATGCAACTATCATGTTTATCTCATCTTCATTAGTAGCATTTCATTTATTAAGAACAACTTTATTGCTAACAACAACAACAAGTTTATTATGATAAAAAGCAGTATAAGTTTTATAAAATTGTTCTATATTGCCACGAAATACAAGATTATGATTAACAACAAATATACCTCTAATATCAGTTCTGCAAATAATACTATTATTACAAAGAAAAGCTACTGCATCAATAATAGCTCGACGACCAACATTAAGACCATCGGCTATTGTATCATAATCAAGATAAACAATATTACTATTCCATTCAAGATTATTAATAACATAAAACAAAGTTTTAAGCTGAGTACCAGTATCATCTTTAATTAAACTAATAAGAATATTACTAATATCATAATATCTTATTTTATCATAACCTTTGTTTCTATTAGCTATACTTTTGCCAATATAATTGTTATTAACATCAAAAGGAGTAGGAGAAATTTTACTAATAATATCATAAATAGCATTAAGACGAGGTTTTACAAAACCTGTATAATCAGCATATTTATGAACATTGCCATCATTTATATCAAGATTTACTTCACTAAGAACTTTCTTGATAATAGCAGTTTTACGCTCTAATGTAGCTATATTTATTTAATTTTAGTTAATTGATTTTATTATATTAAACATTATCATCAGCATCATCAGAACAAAAAGTCTTATCATATTTATTATAATCAACTTTATGAAGAAGTCTTATCATACTGATTACAATCGTTTCCGAAGTATTTAATAGCTGATGAATGAGCAATGCCATGCTGATTTCGTTCTTCGTCTTGTCAATCAAGACAAGAACAAAGAACACGAATACAACACACAAAAGCACAAATACTACCAACTATAACGCCCTCCCCAATAATACAGTTAAACGGGTTACTTTGATAGTTCAGAAGAAAGAACATAACGCCAACACTAACAAGACAACCAACAATAAAAGCGAATATAGCAATAACAATAAGAATAAATATAAATTTCATAATTAATAAAATTATGAGGGCGAACATTACGCCCGCCCTCGCGTTAAACATTAAAATGGAGCATCTTCTACATTAAGATTTGCAGAAGCAAGAAGATTTTTGCGCTGCATTGCTGCAAGTTTTTGTGCTCTGATTTGCTCCATAAGCATACGACGATTTTCTACTGCTGCGGCTCTGTATTCTTCCAATAATAGCACGTCTTTTGGCTCAAATACATTTACAACATGATATACATATCTATCGTAATCTTTCACATTATAATCGTGAGCATTACGAGTAAATGGATTTGTACCAACAACACCAGCAGCAACAAATTCACCAATGATTTCTATTTGCATACCACAGAAGAACCCCTCAGCCATTCCAACAGCTACAGCATTGTCAACCATACCAACGAAACGACTATAAAAGCTATGTCTACGCATGAGTTGGGAAAGTTGATAATAACTTACTTGAATAGCTTGAGTAATACCCATTTCGCGACCGCCCTCGGCAGTTTTAACAGCAGCTTTAACGCCTTTGTCAATCAAAAGAGTAAAAACATTATACGGTTGACCTGTACTACCTTGACGTTCTTCAATAGTCAATCCTTGAATAGTAACAACCTGTACAAAATTGTTCGGATTAGTCTTTAACGCTTTAATAACAGCGTCACGACCTTGTGCGGTAGTATTTGCAACTTCATTAACTACTTCATTTGTTTTTGCTTCTTCTGCAACATTTGTTGCTTGTTCTTTTTCGTTCATAATTAGATAAATTTAGATTTGTTCTACTTAATACAACATCAAACAGAGCGAGAACGTTAACACCGCTTGACTCGATATCACAATTTTTGTGTTTGTCGAGATATTTAAATGCTGATGAACGAGAAGCATAGCTTAGGAAACATTCTCAAATTTTTGAAGATTATTATTATGAATAATATAGTTCTGTAGAAAACATGACGGGGGGTGTCAAAACGAGCAGCAGCACCGGGGGTATTTGCTACAATAGCCCCGCCTACAAACTTTTTCTCATATAATTCATATTATTCATTTTCATTACCATTATGATATTTGTTCACATTAAAACTATTATTATTGCTTTAACCATTATATTTTTTATTACTATTATTAAAATCATTTTCATTATCTTTAATTTCAGCATTAACTACACCATCACAGTTTTATTTATATAATATACTACTAATCTTTCTCACTTAAACCGCGAAATAAAATCTTATTATCATTATTATTATCATTATTATTATCATTATTATTAATACATTTAGTTTTAGCATTATTTTCATTAGTACAGTTTTATTCATATATTTTATAATACATA